ATAAAGATGAAATGACAGATGATAATACTCCATTATTTGATGAAAGTACAAACTCTTCTATTTTGTCTTTTTTATTTATAGGTAATGTAATTATCTTTTTTTCAAATAGATAATCTGTTATTGATTCAGAATATTCATATATTTTTCTCATAATCAAAAATGAACCTAATATATAAGTACTAATATAAATATACATATAATTAATAAATATTGTATTTTTTATCATTTACCTAAATAATATTCATAATCGAATCTGAATCGAATCTGAATCGAATCTAAATCGAATCTGAATCGAATCTAAATCGAATCTGAATCGAATCTAAATCGAATCTGAATTGAATCTAAAATAATTATCATAATATATTTATTATAACAATTATTTTATTCTTTCAAACTATTTTTATAGTTATATAATATAAAGAATGAATTTTCCAAATACATATTTCTTATTTATTGTTATTCTTGGAGCATTATTATTATATAGTTATTATCACTTTCTAAAAAAAACAACGGCAGATAAATTATGGGGTAGAATAAAAGGTAAATTCAGATTATTTTATTATTTATCAATGTTGATTAGTGCAGTTGGATTTCTCCTTCTTTTATATTATTTATACAAAAACAATAATCTTACTATGGGTCAAATAGATACATTATATCTATGGATACTTCTATTTATTATTATTTCTATGTTTTGGATGCCATTTAGTATTGAATATATAGTAAAGAAGAGTATTTATGTACAATACTCAGTATATTTTGTTCTTTTCCTTGTTGCACTATCTGCATTAATGATTTTACATACACTACTAAATATAAAAGATAAACAATTTATACAAGAAAGATTATTAGCGATTATTGGTGTATCTTATTTATTCTTTCATACCTTTGTAATGGATCTAATATTATGGACACAATCTTTTTTTTAATTTATGAATAATATTCAGACATTGAATTAAAATGTTCAAACTCTTCTAATTCTTCTTCTTCCAATTCTTCTTTTTCCTTTTCTTCTTCTATTTCTAAAGAGTGATTATACTCTTCTACTTCATTTATGGTATTTATATAATTCTCTGAATTATTTTTAATATATGTAAAAAAATCATAAGAATCATAATTTGAATTCATAAATGGATATCCATTTTCTTCCATATACATTTTATATACAAACTTTAAGTCATGAATTCGAATTGTATATTTTTTATCATATTCTTCATCTACGTCCTTATAATTGTACTCCGAAGTGTACTCCGAAGTGTACTCCGAAGTGTACTCCTGATTAAACTCTGAATCATAATAACTATCTGTATTCGATAATTTATTTTCTTTTTCATATTTCATTTCAATAATACACTTATTATTTCTTTTTTCTTGTTCTGTCATAGAACTTTTTACAATTGATAAAAAATTCATTATTGATTTAATTATTAAATTAAAATTATTTTTATATTGTTTTCTAATTATTATATAATTCAATTTAATTCAATTGAATTATAAAAGAGTTGATACTCATATATTATCTTTAGTATCATTTTAAGGTGATTTTAAGGTGATTCTAAGGTGATTTTAAGGTGTATACATATCTTCAATTAAAATTGCCATATATTCATGAGGATGTTCTGATTTTTGTTCATTTTTAGGGGTATAATATATATCTTGAATACTACGTGGTTTTGGATTATAATAACATGCATTCAATTCATTTTTATGATTCTTATAAACAAATGAATCTAAATCCGGATTGGAACGAATATTTTTATAATGAATTCGATGATTTACCTTTTCATAACCATACTCCTTTTTAAAAACTTCTATATCATCCGGATATAATTTTTGATATACATGTATCTTTTCATGAATAAGTATCCTTATCAATTCATTTATATCATATGATTGATATTTCTCTCTAGACAGAAGTATAACATCATTACGTGTATGAGGAAGTCCATTTTCATACTGATATCCCTTTATCATTCCAATCTTCCATGGTACTTGATTTAACTTTTTACCATCTAACCATGAATAATGTAAAGTATCAAAAAAAGAATAAATCTTATCCATACATTGAACAATTCGGTCTTTTTCAAAATCATCCAATGAAGATACACTACTTATTATTTTATGGGTATAATCTTCTATACTCTTAATTTTTCTCGCTTCTAAATCCATTTCTGAAAAAGTATCATAATAATGGTCTTTATTCTCTAAAAGTAATTGTTGTAAATCACTTTCATTCAAGAATAGTATGTTTCTATTATCAAATGTATCATAATGAGGTTGATTTAAATGATATAGTATAATTATTAAAAAGAATATTATAAAAATGATAATATATAACATATTATTCATTAAGATAAAAATAAATATTTTTAGAGAATTTGATTATTTAACCAATATTTAACCCTTTACATAAATAATACTAAAAATGAGAAGTAATATATCATATCCTTTAAGTTTAATTGTAGGTTGAAATTATATAAAGGATTAAAATATAATAGGATGGTGTAAAACCTCATTTTCAAAATTTTGATTATCTTTCATATTACTTAACATAATATCAATAAAATCAATGTATTTTCTAGTTTGTATAATAATTAAGTGACTATCTGGATAAAATAATAAAAATCGAATAATATGAATCGGAAATAATAATAAATATATTAAACCATGATACCCATAATAGATAAAATACTCATTATTTATTTCATTATTATATATAATTCGAATATTCTCTAATTCTTCTCTTGTAAATATTGTAGATATCCATTGTACTTTATTACTCATTAACTCTTTTGAGTGAAGTTCACAATAATTAAATACTTCGATAAATCTCATTTTTAAAAAATGGGACATTTGCGATTTACTATATTATACAATGATCATTTTTATATATGAATATAATGAATATAATGAATATGTTTCACATGTTTAATATGTATATATATTCATTCTTATAATATTTTTCATTTTTTTGATGGATGTCCTCATTATAAAATAGTTATAATAATTGGATATTAATATTCAATCTTGTCCTCTTTATCTTTCCACATCTTAAACGCTCTTTGTGCATCCTCTCTATTCAATGGAATCATTTTAATTTTACGGTCACCTACATCTTTCTCAAACTCTTCATAGATGAATGCATCATCAAAACCAATATCTCTAGCATCCTCTTTTGTATTTCCATAATAAACGGTATCTATTCTTGACCAATATATTGCAGAAAGACACATTGGACATGGTTCACAACTTGTATATAATATAGAACCTGATAAATCAAAGTGATTGATACTCTTACATGCATTTCGGATTGCAACAATCTCTGCATGTTGTGTTGGGTCATTATCTATTGCAACACGATTATGACCTTCTCCTAAAATAATATCATTTTTCATAATAACAGCACCAAATGGACCCCCTCCTTGACCAATACTATGTTCTGATAAATGACATGCATGTATCATATAATATATATTTAGAGTAAATATACATGTTTTAAACTATGAAGGGTTAAGTTCACTATGATTATTATTATATATTCTTTCAATATTATGTTTTATAAATGATGTATTATATGTATATATAATCTCTAATAAATGTATTTTACCTATTTTTTGAATAAATTCAATATCGTCTATAGATAGAATATTATTATTTTTTATTTTTTCAATTATATTCTCTACTTTTAGTATTTTATTTTTATGAAAATCATTGTTATGTTGAATAATAAATATAGTATGTTCTTTTTCTTCATTTGTTTTTAAATTTGTTTTTATATTTGTATCTAGATTTGTATCTAAATTTGTATTTAGAATTGTATTTAGATTTGTATTTAGATTTGTATTTAGAATTGTATCATCTGTATTTATTTCCGTATTTTCAATAGGAAATATTGAAGACATATTATTTTTATTATCATATATACCAATACTTCTAAAAAAAGAATATATTACATTCATATTTATAATATATTAAATATTATAATTATTGAATTATTATTAAATAATAAATCATACATTTATATATTCTACATGATTTAACCAGTAAAATTCATAACGATATAGTATGTAAAATATGAATAAATAGGGTAATAATAACTGATCATTTGATTTTTCAGGATTATTTAAATATATATCATAATGATTAAAATAAATTAAGAAAGATGGAAATATATATAACATTCTATACAATCTATATACATAGGAATATAAATGACATATGGAAACCCCTATAGAAGAATTAAATTTCTTAAAACATAGTTCTAATCCAGAAATAACATAAATACCTTGAGATAAACCTAGATAATATGTCAATGAATACGCTCTATTATAGTTTAATAGAATCATTAAAGAAAGTAAAATCCACTGAGATGTATAATACTCTATGGAATATTTTATTTCAGCATGATATATATTTTGGAATAAAATTAATGTCATATCGTATACAATATAGGACAAATACATTAAAAAATAATCAATGGATCTTTGATAGGATATATTTGATGAGGATTTACCATCATATAGTGCATCATATGGTGCATCATATAGTGCACCAGAGGATGAACTTAATACATCATACGCTTCATATGCAATCATCGTCGATAAGAATCCCCTTGTAAGAGAAACAGAATATTTTCCAAAAAACTCTTTTTCAATATGAAAGGAATCACAAATAGAATGAAATAAGATAAATACTGAACTCATAAGTCCAAATGAAACAAAAAGAGAGTACATTATAATAAAATCTTATTTTTTATATTTAAGGATAACGAATCTCATTTATTTATATTTAAGATGTATGAATGAATGTATGAATAAATGTATGAATGAAAGTATGAATGAATGTATAAATCCATATATGAATCAAAATGTATTAATGATAGGATATTGTCATCTAGCAGATGGATTTTTGGGAGGTGCAAGAGCGTTTGAGAAGATCGGTTTTACAATTACATTCTTTCCCTATTATTCCTATATTATGGATAAGAGAGAAGACAAAGAAACAGATATCATATCTATAATTAAAGATAAAAATATTAATATATGTTTATGGTGGTGTAATGCTGTTTCAGAATCATCATGTTCTTTTATTATGAATCATTTAAAAGAACATGCTATAAATGTAATTCATATTTTTTACAATTTTGACCCTTTTTTATATGAATATGAAAAGTATAATTCCTTTTTTTGGAAACCTCTTATTGAAAATAAAAAAGAGGTTTACCCGTGTATGAATTATATTTTTACATGTTTTGAAAAAGAAATACAGTATTTTTCATCACTACCCATTTATTACGCTCCCCCCGGTTTTGACGCATCAATCTCCTTTTATGAGAAAAATAAAGATTTTGAATGTGATATTAGTATTGTTTGTACAACTTTATATGACTCTTTTGAAGAACATCCATTCGATGCCGTTTCCTTAAGTCGATGGGAGGTTGTACATACATTATATAAAAATCGACACCTTTATACATTTCACATTTATGGTCCCGAAAAATTCAAAACATTATTTCCTGAATGTTATCGAGGATTCATTTCATATAATGATTCACGTAAAGTGTTTAGTAATTCTAAAATTAATCTATCTATTCATACATTAACAAAAGAACTTCATAAAGATTATTCTACAAGTGAATATTTTTCAGAGAGAGTCCCTCAAATTTTGGGTTGTAAGGGTTTACTTGCAACAAACTCTTTTCTTTCTCATCATTTAAAACCAAATCGTGATTATATTTTTTTAGATGAAAATTGGTTTTCTAGTATTTTAAATATTATTCAATCTTCAATGAAGTATGACATCATTCGTGATAATGGATATAAAATTGCATCTCACTATTACACTTGGAATAATTGGTCAAACTCCATTATTCAAAGGATACCTTCTCTACATGGGAAATAATATATGTTAAATATTCCTCTTCATTCCATTCTCTTTTTAGTTTTTCATAATAAAATGTATAATTATTCAGTATCTCCTTTACTACGATATGCATATTTTCCTTTTTCGTAAAATATATATATTTTGATAAATAACATAGAGAGGAATATACTGTGTCTTCGGATATAACAATTACTCCTAAAGATAATAATTTAACAATTCGAATTAGTTCTAATGTTTGGTGTTTATCTGAGCAATGAATATTAATATATATTTTTGTTTTAGTAAATAGTTTATCTCTTTCTATACCATAAATACTATCCATTTTATATATATTTATTGGTTTTATAGATTCTTGAATATCATCAATTGATTTTTGACGATACGCATTATTATGTATAGATAAACAATCGATTGTTTTAGATTGAATAGATATATCTTCATGTAGGAAGTTTGAAAAAAATGGAGAAATACATAATACTGAATAATCCTTTTTTAAATATTCTACATTTTCTTCTGAATAATCAATAATAGGTATATATTCTGGAATATTTCGAAAATATGTATAATAGGAAGGATGACTCATCTGTTCAATATTAAGAAAAGAATGATATCTATTTTTATTTAATAAATTATTCGTATTGCATATCTGACAAAAAATAGAGATATCTCCACTAAGTAAAAATTTTGTATCTGGATATAAATCACATAATTCATTATATTTTGAATGAAATTCATGAATATTAAACTTTTCAATAGGTATATGTATATTATGTTCTACTTTATAATTTATTTTACTAAATATATATATTATGGATTGAATATATTCCTCATATAAACGATAAACCCATGAGTGTGCAATATGTATAAATATAAAAGATTTCATATGTATATATTATATTTTATTTTTTAACCCTTTACACAACTGTTTTATAATACAACTATTTTATAATACAACTATTTTATAATACAACTATTTTATAATACAACTTTAAGAGTCATGCACGATTTCAAATATAATTCATGTAAAGGGTTATAACTCATTTATTTCATAAATATTTTTTTATAAATAAAAATTGAAATAACAAAATTATGAATATAATATAGTTATTATAGTTTAAAATAGTTATCATAATAATAAGTAAATAATAATAACTAAAATAAATAGTGACATTGAAATGAATATTGATTTATCTCTAGTGAATAATAAATCCTTATTGGATAATGGATTCGATAATGGATTTGATAATGGATTTGATAATGGATTTGATAATGTACCTCCTCTACATGATTTATCTCCTATAGATAAAGTGATTAAGAAATCATCCGGTCTTTTATTTATGAATGAGGATGAAATTTATTCGATACCTTTAAAAGAAGATACAGACACTCCACAGAGAGATGCGATGAAAAAGATATGTAATAATGTCATTGATACTCTACCTTCAATTCTAGTATCCGATAAGGAAATTATCATAAAATATATTCATGATATTTATGAAGAGTACAAATCAAATTTAAATGATAGACAATTACTCTTAATCGATAAATTTAAGATACTGATATTTACAACATCACAATCAAATGGTAGTATGAAATTGTATAAATCTTTTTTGGATATATTCGATAAACTATCCGATGAAAATTCAGACATAGATGCCAATAATAATGTATTACAAATATTAAAAACATTGTCATCCATGACACCATATCAATATGTATTATTTAGTGAATACATTACTATTTTTAAAAATAATCCAGATGTAAACTTAACAATATTAAATTTTGATGATGTTTTCTCTGATTTTTTTATTAAATGTAAAACGTTCCTTGTTGATACAGAATATATAAATTCATTGGAACCAGAGGACAAAGAAGAACAATTGTCGTTTCTTCGTGAATCAATCTCTATGGACGAAAAAGAAGAATGTATAGAAATTATTCAGCAGTTATCACTTATTTCCTCTAAAGAAAAGAGAATATATATGGAAATACTCGATAAAACCTACAATTGTAATTATGCATATTCATTATACAATACACAATTTATAGGTATTGATTTACATAATTGTGATCCTGAATTTTATTGGTATGATAAAAAGAGATGGGGCACAGCATTTAAATCTCAATTTTTGTCAGATTTAGGTATAGATACACCTAACATAACAGATTGGAAATTTACAACATGGACACAATATATCCGAAAAGATACCCATTATACTTCAATTGATACACTCGAGAATTATGAATATGTAGATCCAATTCGAATCGTTCATTCACTCGAAGAATATTTAAATTTTGATAAGAATGATTTATTTGATTTTTGATAAGAATGATTTATTTGATAATGAACTCATTGAATTAACTCATTGAATAAAATCAATAGATTTATTTATTTTATGAAGAGTCATAGATAGTCCTCATGTAAGATTTTTATGAACTATAATATTTATAAGATGTTCATACATTATATAACTATTATTGAATATCATAGGGTGTAAATACCTCTGGGAAACAATCCACTTCAACATCTAAAGGATCATCATATATATCATTATAATAACCATATACTTTTTCATTTGAAATATGCTTATACACTGCAGATTTATCTTTATAATTTGGTTGGAATGGTATATTTTCTTGAAATAAATTTTTAGAATTCGCAAGATAATGTCCATCAACGAGTCCACCATTGGTTAATTTCCATTTTACCTCTTCTACATTATCTTTTTTTTCAATCGTGGGTAACCAAATTCCATCATATAAAAGTTTAGGTTTTGAAAACCCAACTGAAGTATCATTTGGATCCTTTGGAACAGAATCATTATCAATATATATATTCCCAATATATTGACTCACATTATGATATGGACTTAATGGTATAGATGTTGCCGTCTGAAAATTTAATTGTTCATTTGATATCTCATCTATTTTTTTACAACCATCTACCCTATGAAGAATGGTATCTGAAGAATTATTAAAATGTTCTTTTGAAACGAATGATTCCAGTGCCTTTCTTAAAAGAAAATTAAATAAAAATACAATAAATATACCAACAAATATTATTACTAAGAATATTATAAAAATTGTCCATATCATATATAATAATATTCTATTTTTTTTATTATTATTTATATTATTATATAATATATGGATCCTATCTATTTTTGGATTATTATTTTACTTGTAATTCTATTTGTTTTAGATTATATAGATAAAAATTATAATAAGAAAAAAATGGTTGAATCTTTTTCAAATGATTCTATCTTAACTTCTACAACGGATTTAGACCAAATGGATTATACAGATTATATTCACCCAAAGAGAGATGATACTCCTTACTTTGAAGAAAATAAATTAGTATCCTATGAAACCCCTTATACATCATCTGGTTTAAATTTTGGTTCCTCAAAACTGTATTTTCAGAATTTTACAACAAATGGTATCGCTCCTCCATATATAAAATGTCCTGCATGTTCTTTACAATATGGTTGTTCAAATTATCCATTTTTAAATGAAGGTGAGAATAAAGGAGTTTGTACTCAATGTGGAGAAAAAATATGTATGGATAAAAATAACTCATTTGTATATGCACGTTCTGTTGGAAGACCTCGTGGTTGTAAAAAAATTAAATCCTAATCATATAACTCTTTCCAATTTTTCATTAAACAAATAGGATAATAACTATATTTGTCATTTTCTAAATCTAATTTATATATTTTATCAATGATTGATATATTTTTATTTTCTAAATACATCTTCATATTCATCTTATGATAAAATGCAACATAATTTATTTTATTTTTATTTTTTTCATAATTATTATTTTTTTTTGAATTATATGAATTATTTGTTATGAATGGAACAAATAGATAAATGGTTAATAATCTAAAAAACATGTTTATATAATTACTATGATATTTTTTTATATATGTAATAATTTGGATTGATATTTAATTTGGTCTTATTTGATTTTGAATCCTGATTTTGAATCCTAGTTTTGAATTCAAAATTTATTCTTTTATAAATGATATAAAATATTTACATATTATATGAACAATAATATATTTTCTATAAATAAATTTCGTAAAATAAAAAAGAATGCCTACAATACACAAGATGAATGTATGTCTTATTCTAAAAAATATTATCAAACTAATCCAAAATTTAAGACATTTGACCAAACAATATTTCATGCTGGAGATGACAAAGATATAGAAAAGTATGCATACTTACCATTAAGATATGTTTATTCATCTGATTCAAGTAAAAAAAAAAGACCCGATAAATCGAAAAATAAAAGTAATGATGTGGAAGTATCCAAGATCTATAAAAATATTGATTATGAATCTGTTTCAAATACAATGAAGTATATGTTTGATAAATTTAAAAAAGGAATATTTGTAATCATTAAAGACAATCGATTGTTTTTATTTTTACCATTTAGTAATGTAAATTATAAAAATAATTGGAGTCATCATATCTATTTTTCAGAAGAAGAAAAAAAATTAATTCAAAAGATGGAAGAAACAGAGAATATGGAAGAAAAAAGATTTATACAAAAAAAGTTAAATCAATCCATTATTGATTTTACAAAAAAATATCCCAAACAACCAAAAATTGATTTTCATAGAGATAGATGGGTCGGGAATAATTGTTTTTTTAGGAATCAATTTCCTATATATGAGGGGGAATTGGTGAATAGTATTTATAAAAATATGTTAGAGGAGTTATTAAAAGAAGAAAAAATACCAGATGTTGAGTTTTTTATTAATAATCGTGAATTTCCACTTTTAAAAAAAGACTTGACAGAACCATATGAACATATATTTAATAGTTCAACGGTTCCCATTGAAAAAGAGTATCGATTTAAAAAAATGGCACCTATCTTTTCAAAATCCATTACAAATGAGTATGATGATTTATTAATCCCTGTACAAGATGATTGGTATATTGCATCACAAAAATTTTTTACCAATGATTGTTCAAGTGCGTATTATCAACAAAATATATGTTTCGATTGGAATAAAAAGAAAGAGATTTGTATATTTCGAGGGAGTGCAACAGGTTGTGGAACAACGATAGATACCAATATGCGTTTAAAAGCGGCAAATATGTCGATGGATTATCCGACTTTATTGGATGCTGGAATTACAGACTGGAATGCACGAATGAGAAAATATAAGAATAACCCTATTGATGTCATTCATCCAGAGAATTTCCGTTTCTCTCTTGCCAATAAAATAAATAATATCCAAAAATCAGAATATAAATATATATTGAATATTGATGGTCATGTGAGTGCTTTCCGTCTATCCTATGAGTTATGTATGAATAGTGTTATTTTACTCGTTAAAAGTCCTTATTCTATGTGGTATTCTCATTTACTAAAAGAAAATGTACATTATATTCCCATTGCAGAAGATTTAAGTGATTTAATTGAAAAAATAAAATGGTGTAAAAAAAATGATAAGAAATGTAAGAAAATTGCAAGTAATGCACTTGAATTTTATAAAGAACATATTCATAAAAAAGGTATATTCCGATATTTAAAAGAGAAACTTACCATGATCCATCATCATAGATCCAAATCGAATTTATTGTCTATAAAAACGAAACCCAATAAAAAGAGAATTGCATATATTACAATATTTAGGGATAAAGGAGATGGAGAGAGAGAAAGAGAAAGGAAATTATTTATTAAAATTATGAGTCAAATAGTAAAACCATATGGTAATTTTGATATCTATATTATAGAACAATCCCAAGATGGAGAACCTTTTAACATAGGGAAACTAAAGAATATCGGTTATGACATTGCATCTAAAAAAAATAAATATTCTCATTACATCATGGGAGATATTGATATGCTACCCAATTATGAATTGATGCCCTATCTTGTAAAATGTCCAAAAGAATATATTAGTCTTGGTATTCGTGGAACACGTTATGAAAGAAAAAATAAAAGTTTAAATATACAATTTGCAGGTGCATTATTAAATATGAATCCCTCTTTTTTTAAAAAAATAAATGGATATCCAAATAATTTCTGGGGATGGGGAGGAGAAGATAATGCACTATTGAATCGTTCATTATCAGTTGGACATTCTTATATTGATTATCCAAAGATGGGAAGTGTAATTGACATTGAAGAAACATCTGATATGAAAACAATTAATGACCCAACACCAACCATGCGATTAAAAAAAGAAGAGATAGGTTGTTCCCGATATGAAAATTTATTAGAAGATATGAAATCATGGAATAAAAATGGATTAAACTCGCTGGATTATAATATAATCAAAACAACACATATTAAAAATGAAGTAAATCCAAATATATATCAATTCCAAGTGGATTTATTAAAAAAGAAAGATGAAAAAGAACGCCCCTATTTATACCCTGCTCCTACCAATAATTATAATTTTTTAAAGAAACAGTTAAGAGATACATGGAAAGACATTCAAGCCCGTATAATTTAATGGATATATTATTATATAAAAGGGTTGAATATAACGTTTAATTATAAAAATAATATTCAATCATTATACAATCATTATACAATCATTTACTTAATTATATATATTAAATTATAATTATATAAATAAGATATTAATTATTATATATGACAGAATTTGGATTTATTATGTTAAGACATGTAAATAATGAAATAACAAATGAATATTGGATTCATTGTTATCATTGTATTAGAGAACATTATCCAGAAAATATTATTATTATTATAGATGATGACAGTGATTATAATTTTATAACAGATGAAGAATTATATAAAACATATACTATCAATAGTGAATATCCTAAGAGAGGAGAAGTATTACCTTATTATTATTATTTACATAATAAACTATTTGATGTCGCTGTAATTATTCATGATTCTGTATTTATAAACAAATATATAGATATGAGTGTTGATAAATATAAAATAATATGGGATTTTTATCATAACTTTGACCAAATAGAAGATGAAACAATTATGATAGATATGTTTCATGATGTAGAACTAAAAAAATTTTATGAAGATAAAGAATTATGGAAAGGTTGTTTTGGAGGTATGTCTATAATTACACATGATTATTTAACTTATATTCATAATATATATGATATTCATAAATTTTTAGAATGTGTAAAAAGTAGATATAATCGTTGTTCATTTGAAAGAGTCATTGCTTGTTTATTACAAAAAGATGGAGTAAATGAAACATTATTAGGTGATATACATGAATATTGTCCTTGGGGATTATCTTTTGATAAAAAAGATGAATATAAATATTTACCATTCACAAAAATTTGGACGGGTAGATAATTCGAATTAGAATAGAATAGGGTATTCAAATTAGAATAGAATAGGGTATAAATAAACAATGAATAAAATAATAGATACTTTATTTTTTATAATAAATAATTATAATAAAAAATGAATTTAAATAACTCTATATTTTGAATCATAAATAGAATTACTAATTATCAAATATACTTAATCATATATTTCAAAATGATCCCTTTTTGTAGAGACCTACTCGGAATATATTGTGTTGGACCCAATCAGCATGAAATTGACGATGAAAGTTCGATTTGTGCTTTTTCATTTAATAAACAAACATTAGAAAAAATGATAGAATCTATAGAGGATAGACGTAATAATTATGTCATTGCACCTGTCAAATTATATAGTCTTACAATGAATAATCTACAATTCAATTTAGAAGATAATACACCATATAGTAGTATATCATTACCAATCTATGGATATTATTATGAAGACAATAATACATATGAAATGGTTCTCCTATCAACCGATGTTGTAGTGGATAATTCAGATACATATGTAAAACAGAATGATATTTCATTCCGCCCCGTTTATATAGATACATTTTATGAAGAAAGTATAATAAATGCATAATCAATTCGATTTTTGAAGTATCTCATGATAAACGAATAAGGGTTAAGAATCATTTTCAGATTCTGAAAGTGAATAAGTAGATATATTATAACCGATGGGTGTTCCAGAATTGGATTTCGATAAAAGAGATGAGATACTCTCTTCTAATACTCTTTTATCTTGATACATAGTAGTACTGATACTTGATATAGGGGTCCCTAAAATCAACCATGTACCACTATTCGATGAAGTATCTCTTAGATTGACTTGAACAGTATCCGATGTATGGAATCCTTTATGAGTACCAAAACTGGGTTCTAGATATAGAGAAGTACGTGTTCGAATATCTGTACTGAGTAGAGTTATCTTATCATTTTTTTCTAATAAAGTCAGATTTTCTAAAAATAATTCTTGACTTGTTCCTCCTTCAAATAAATTTAGAAAAGGGGTGCCATTATTTGACATATCTGTATCAATACATTTTTGAACTTGATTATCTAAATCCGAATTGGTTTGAATATTAACAGTACAAGAATTGGATGTATATGATTTTTGAATATTCCAGAATACAGTTTCCAATGTACTTTTCTGAGGTATATATTTTAAATTTGAAATTTTAGATATAATATCCGTATTATATGGATTCCCACTTAATATAATTAATTTCTGTAATATCATTGGGTCTTTTGTTTTTTTCCAATTTTCAATTAATTTATAAATATATGAATCATATAAAACGGAAGAAAAAGTAGTAGGTTCCACAACAACAGAACTTTCATTCCTTTTTGTTCCAAAAAAAGAGTATCCTAATGTTTGAACATTTTTTAATGAAGATACATAAAATATAATATATGAACTAAATTTGAATAAACTAAATAGAGAACATATATCTAAATTTGTATTGTTCATCGATGCTAATCCTTTAACATTTAAATAATTTGTATTTAAATTTAATGTATTACTGGATATAGGACATAATGAATAGGCATTTCCATTTACAGTAACCGATGTATTATTAAAAATACATACATTACTTGGATTATCTATCGGTTGACTACAATCTGTTGTTGAAGTAATACAACCCGAGTATATCTTTCCATCCGTTATCCCATTATTTTGTAATTTAATCCCATTACAATATTTAGGTAAATTATCCTTACAAATAGTATCTATGGAAGTTTCTTCTTGTAATTCTAATAAAGGATATGGATTTACATACATATCTTGATTTAAATAATTTTGAGTAGAAGTATCTTGTATTTTTAAATTACCTACACGTTGAAGATTAAAGGATATCATATTTTGCCCCATATTCATAGTTAATTGAATTTTTATTGATTGTAATTCATTGAGTATACTACTTACACTATTGTTATCTTCGTCATTTACAGTGTTATCTTCGTTATCTACATTGTTATTGATTATATTTTTAATTTTTAAAGAAATCTCAATAAAATTATCTGGATTAAAATGACCATAAACAGATTTAGAAATATTCGAAGTATTTAATCCATCTAAATTATTAAATAAAATTTGACTCATGGTAAATTTATATCTTTGAGGATCTAATTGAGCATATCCTGAAAAAGTATTCGCAGGATTATTTGTGTCCGTTTGAAGAATTGTACTTAAATTTGTATTCAAAATAGTAATGATTAGTTTATCATTATTTTGTAAGAATTGAAATGTATAATCTGTTTGAGATGGGTCTTTCCATATTCCATTCCATATATAAATTTTATTTGAATTTAATTTTAATTCTTTTTCTAAAAGATAATTTTGTAAAGAAAATACAGAACCATTTATACTATCTGGATAATAAATACTAAGTGAAGAACTTTCATTGGAAAAGGGTTCTGTATACTTATTCTTGTAAAAATAAAAATAATAAGTAAATATTATAATTACAAATAAAAGTATGATAATCCAGAACATCATATTATAATAATATATTAAAATAAATTCTGAAAATAAATTTTAAATATTATAACCTGTTGGTTCCTTATCACCAGATTGATAATTACTCCATGGTTGTTCAGACATTAATGGACATACTGAACATTTTTCATTATATTTATAACTTGCATATACCTCACTATTCAATTTATTTTTGGATGGATTGAATTTTTGAACTCCTTGTTGTTCATCTTGTTGAACGGTTTCGTCTCGTTCGTTGTCTTGTTCGTTGTCTTGTTCGTTGTCTTGTTCGTTGTCTTGTTCGTTGTCTTGTTTATCGTCTTGTTCATCGTCTTGTTCATCGTCTTGTTCATCGTCTTCCCCATCTGTTTGTTGATTCGTACGAGGAATATAGTAATCTGCACTATCCGACCAAGCGGTATAAGATTTAATCCAATCGGAATTATCGTATATTCTGCTACTTGGATTTTGACTATCATACTTTTGATTTTGACTATCATACTTTTGATTTTGACTGTTATCTCTTGGATTTATTTTCTTACTTGAATGTTTCTTTGTTTCAGTTGATTCTATACCTGAGTTATTCAATTCAATATCTTGATCATTAATTACATTATTACCATTATAACTAATATTAATATTAAATGGACCATTAACATTTACGAGTGGTGATTTTATATTTTCTGGATACATATTTGACATACTTGAACCCCAACTCATCATATTTGGATTGAATTCATAATCATCTTCTATTTCTTGGTTTCCTATTTCATCATCTATAATATCATCTGGTTCATCTTCAACTTCGAAAGATAACTCTTCTTCTTCTTCAGAAATTCCATTTGAATATGGTTCACCAATATTTCCTAAAGAGTCATCATTATAAAAGTTTTCAATATTAGAATGAACATTTGGAAATGCTAGATAGTAAAATAAAATAAATAAAATCAATCCCACGATAAGAAAATAGAAGAAAAAACTGGTATTAAATTCTCTTATATAATAAAAGTTTATAATAAATGAAAGTATTATAGAGAAGAGTAAATAGAATATAATCATATTATATAATAATATAATATAAATTATATAATATATATTATATGGATTTAATAAAAAAGAAAGATTATGATAAAGTATATGATACGTTATATAAAAATATATATGATGAAAATAGTTGTGTAATGGAGTTAACATTAAAAGATTTTAAGTATATGAATAATAAATTATATGTATTCAATAAATACTTTACTATTCCTGGAATGATTCTATTTTATGCTCCTTGGTGTAAAACATGTAAAAATTTATCAGATGGAATTATTGAAATTGCTTATTCTAAAATAAATACATTCCATATTGGAAGTGTAAATGTTGAAAATATAGAAATGAGGAATGATGTATTAAGTAGTCTTGCCAAAGTGAAATATTATCCAACCATTAAAATGATTCAAAAAGATGGTTCTCTAAAAGATTATGATGGTAAACTAACGATTGATAATCTACTATTTTATATTAATTCTATTATAGAACAGGAATATGAATTATAATACATATCTATTATTTCTATTCATCCTTACTATATTTACTATAGTTATTATATCTTATTATTTACTATAGTTATTATTTATTATTATCTATTATTATTTAACAGAATAATAATAAATAAATTAAATGTATATAATTACAAAACAATAATTAAATTAAAATTAAAATATTTTTCCTTGATTCACTTCTGCCATAATAGGACCTCCATATTTTTGAGGACTTTGAGCATTCAAAACAACAGCGATCTGCTTAACCAATTGAGAGAATGCACCTCGGATACCTACAAGATCAAAAATACCAACACATAGTGCAATAACAATACCAATCAATAACTGAATAAATACAAAACCAATATATAGTTCCCATGTTTTTAGATCTCCAACTTTACTATCAAGATAAAGCATTATATATATATTCATAGAAAAAATTTTAGGATAAAACAATAAATAAAATATTAAATAATATAAATCTAGAATATAAATCTAGAATATAAATCTAAGAATCTATTTTTTTAATAATATAAGATATTTTTTCTTCTAAATATAGAATTTTATTTTCAATATCTTTTAATTTATCAAGTTCTATAGATTTACCATTAAAAATAAATTTATCAGAATCAACAACAAATTTATTTGTATGAAAAGATATTTCCTTGATATTATAATGCAACTTATCTTTTTTACCAAATTGAACCATATCTGTATCTACATTATCAGCACGATAGGAAAAGGAGTTTTTCCCTAGACAGGAACCAAAAAAAGCAATACTTTGAGAATTCCATGTTTTTGAATTATTTCCTAACGCAATAGATTCTGGTTGATAACATATTGAATTCCCAATAGAAATAGATGGATGTTTAAAACAGTTTCCATTTTCTCCAATCGAAACAGACCTTAAAATATGAAGTGTATTATCATCTTTTATTTTCATAACTTCATCTTGGTTCCATTTTAAATCAATGGTACATTTTCCATCGTCCCCTTTCGGACCGATTGGACCAGGAGGACCTGTATTTCCAACAGGGAGTTTCTCCATAGATATAATATCATAAATATCCGTTGAATTTTGAATGGTCATTTTTAAATGTTTATCTTCTGTAATATTCAATTTTCGAATAATAGGAGTGTCTCCTTTGTCTCCTTTATTTCCAGTGGGACCTTTTGGACCCAAAAATCCTTTCATCTTGGTAGATGTGATTAAGACATCCTTAAAATAAAGTTGTATTTCACTATTATTATATTCTAATCGAAATCCATTTGTATCTATATGATTTTCTTTTGAATTTTGTTCTATTTTTTCTTCTAAATAATGAATCGTTTCTTCTTCATTTTTTTGAAATTGATTTTTCATTTGTTCTACAACATTATGTATATATTCATTAAAAATATTTGATATTTTCTCTATCTTAGAAGAGATATCCATTTTCATTCTTTGTTGAATATCCTCTTGAAATTCTGTCCATTGTTCTTGATTTTTCTCAAATATAAATTCATATAATTGACTCATTTTAGGATTTAAATTACTTTTAGTAGTATTCGGTTCTTCTGTTAAATGTTTGTTATTATTATCTATACTGTTTGAATTATTTACTTTACTTAAACTATTTTCATTCATGTTTTGATTCATGTTTTGATTTATGTTTTGATTTATCTCTTTTATTTTATTATTCTTAGAATCTTCTATCGTGGAAGTGAATAGTGGAGGCAATGGTATATTCTTAAATATAACATTTTTCGTTTGGGAAGCATTCTGAGCATTCTGAGCATTCTGAGCATTCTGACCATACTTTTTTTGACATACGGAATCTACAATATGGTCAATCTCTTGAATTTGAGATTCTTTTAGAAGTGGATATATCTTTTCAGTAAAAGTGTGTTTTAAATAAGCGATTAGATATTCTAATACAGAATCTTTGTGTAATTCTCTATTTTTCTCTTGATTAAAAATATGAATTATTTTTTGAATATACTCTTGGAGTTCAAATATTATATTTTTTTTAATAGATACATCAATATATTTAAATAAGAATACACATTTATGTATAGCGTATACAAAATCATATTCTAATGGTTTCATTTGTCTATAAATAACATATATATATTTTTAATTAAAAAAAATATTTTTAAAATATAATGAGTATTGGAAGTAATACATGGGGTCCATATGCATGGCATTTATTACATTCATTTAGTATTGGAAATAATGAAGAGATAGAAGAAGAAGATATACATTCATATTATATATTTTATACATCTTTTCAATATATATTACCATGTCCATTGTGTGCAGAACATTATAAGAATATAATTGAAATAGAATTACCTTTATATGAAGAATATATTTGTAGAGATTATCTAAAAAAATGGGTATATCAATTGCATAATATTGTGAATGATACTCTAAATAAAAATATAAAAGTATACTCTTATAAAAAATGTATTGAAGAAAATAAAATAATTCGTCCAAAGGATATTCATTTTTTAATAAATAAAATATATTTAAATTTTTATTATGAGAATATGAGTATTCATAAATTTGAGAATATATTTACATTTTTTAAATTATTCTGTAAATTATATCCACATACAGAAGTCCGAAATAATATTAAGGAATTAAATATAATGGATGATTTGGAAACTATTATTAGTCCAAGACAATTTCAAAATTGGTTAAAAAATAAATATAAATTATTGGATTTTATAAGGTTATAAATAAAAGTTGCATCATCGTGTATCATTGTGTATCATCGTGTATCATCGTGTATCATCGTGCATCATCGTGTATCATCATAAAAAATTAAATCATTTATATAACTCTATTAAATGATTTATTTATATACGAACTATTTCAAACTATTTATGATTTTCTTTAGTAATAAGTATGATGTATAGAATAAAATAAAAAGAATAAAAATATTTTAACATGCTCCAATTTCAAATGGTTTTCTACTAACATCAGGTTCAATAGTAGATTGTAACCAAGGACTAACTTTAACTTGTGGATTTGGTGGTTCAGAACGTAATTGTAGGTTAGCATTTCTTAATGTTTGTCCGACAGTGTTAATTCCAATATGATAAGCGGATTGTAGGAAATTTCTATCTTTTAAAGTTCCTTGTCCAGATGGATTTACACTTGCCCATAAACTGGATTGATCTTGAGGAAGAAGGTCTTCAGCACTTAACTGATCTTTTGGATAAGATGAATTTGGTGGTCTATCATTACTAAAATGTTCCATTTTTTCAGAACCAACAACACTTCCCTTATTATTATACTGAGTTTTGGATAAAATTGGATCTTTATTTTGACTTACATTTTTATTGTGTTGTATATTCACATTTACAACTTTATCTTCTCCTTGGGAATACATATTCTCTTCCGATATATTACGATTTACTGAAACTGAAACGGATGGATTATAAACCATAACATAATATAGTACTGCAAAAATGATAAGAATAACTAAAACTACAATTGCACCAAATATCTTATTACTTGACATATTATATTTATTACATATAAAAAAAATATAATATTTAATTTATTTATTATTTTTTTATCTTTTTGAAATTGAAATATATTTTTGTTTTTTTCTTATAATTACTAAATTATTATTATTATGTTCATCTTTTTTAATTTTACTTGTGTCTTTTGTGTCTTTTGTGTCTTCCATTTTTTCCTTATTCAAATTATCAGATTCTCTTGATTTTTTATTGGATTTTTTATTTGTTTTCTTCATTTTTTTTTTAATCTCTATATACTCTTCTTCATTTTCTTCTACGCATTCATTATTTTGAACTATTTTTTCTTGAAAGGTTAACTCTTGAGATATATCTGATTCTGTAATAACTTGAACCTCTTTATTTGGATCCTGAACGGAATCCTCAATAGGGTCCTCAATAGGGTCCTTAACAGGGTCCTTAACAGAATCCTCAATAGGGTCCTGAACAGGGTCTTGAACAGAATCCTGAACAGGGTCTTGAACAGGGTCTTGAACAGAATCCTCAATAGGGTCTTGAACAGGACCACTTAGTGATATATCAGATTCTTGATTTAATTCTATAATAGAATCATAATTTAATTCATCATTTAATTCTATACTGTTTTGGGCACTATTTTGGATACTGTTTTGGATAGCGTATTCTTGTTCTGTTTCAATAGTAACAAGTTCCCATTCTTGTACAATATCTTCTCTATAAATACGAACTCCTTGATATTGAATATTACAACGAATATAATCCCCTTCTTCAATATTTTCTATTTTTTCTAGAATATCTTCATTCTGAGGAATATATATATATATATATGTTAATTTAGATGTTACCTTATAAATTGGATTCAATATATATTCAATATAATCTTCTGTCATTTCCTTAGAAAACCATTCTTGGGATCTTTTTGAAATATCTTTACGAGTTTGTTTCAAGACTTTATCTAATATATAAAAATTATTTTCAATATCTTCATTATCATTTTCATTCTGAATTTCCAATACAATTTGACTTCTCTTATGAGAATCCATATGATTTATTTTCTTTACTTTTAAGAAAGAAGAGAATTGAATATTAATTTTTTCCTTATTTTTATCTTGAATTAAAATTTTCTTAGAACTTTTATTATATTCATAATGTAATTTTGTTAAATTTTTATACTTTAATGTTTTTTTTATGCTCATAATGAATATAGTATAAAAAATAAAAATAATAAAAACGCATATTATACTCTATCAAATACTATAAATAATTTAAAAAATATGAATACTACGGATATATATTAATAATCCAACTTTATTTTTCTCAACTTTATTTTCTTGTCTATAATCCCAATAACCATATATTTCTAAAAAAAGATTTGCATATGTTTGATTTTGTATATCCCATATTGTTTTTAAATAATTCTCCTCTGGATTTTGATACGTAATATCTACCATTATATGTTTCTTCATATTCTTTAATCTACATTCTATTATACTCGATTGATTTTCCCTTTCACGAATAACACTCTTCAATTCTCCTTCCTTTAAATCAAGTAATTCACTTAAATACTTTTCAGTATTTTTTATAATTTTATATAATTGAGTCTGTTTTTTATATTCAATGGTTTCTTTATTTTTTTCTTGTTTTATTTCATTTAATTCAAATTTTATAATAGATTTACCATAATAATCCTCAATACCAAATGGAATTAATATTTTAGGCGTATTAAATTTAATTTGTTGTTCTTGACATAATATCTCGTATATATTTTCATTCACTTTCTTAAATGTAATATTTTCTTTACTTAATTTCATTATAATATTAATATATTAATATAATGATATTTTTATATAATTTTATCTTTTATATAATAATTATAGAATACGTAATTCTTTAACTTTATATTAAAATTCTTACACTATATATATGATTATTTAATTATATTTTGTAAATATCTTTATGCGGATAAATTATTATTGCGTTAAGAGTATTTTAACATTTTGGAATATGATAATATGGAACATTCAATTAAAAATAAATTTATGAATGAAATTATAGAAATCTTTATAAAAGAGGTATCCAAAGAAGAGGTAAAAACAAAATTAAATACACATTTAATAGAACCAAGTTTTACATATATATTTGAAAAGTTATATCCTTATATTTTGATGACAACCATTATATTTTTCCTGATTTTCTTTATGGCATTAGTTATCCTTTATTTACTCATTCGTAAATGATTTAATGGGCACATTCATTAAATACTAAATGATTTAATGGGCACATTCATTAAATACTAAATGATTTAATGTACCTTTCCGCTCTCATAATTATAGTTTTCTTTTCTTTCTCATTTTTCTTTTTCCAGAATGCAACCTGACGACTAGAAGAATAGTTTTTTTCAAGGATATTCTGATGTGTATGAATGTAATAATAATATAAATCATTCCAAATTGTGGTCCACTCCCCTTTTTTATAATCACTCATCTTTAATATATAATTCGAAGAACACATATAAGGACGATTCATAATTTGATTTTGGCATGCATATTGAGACATACCCATTACATTTGGAATCATTACCCAATCATATGCATCAATTGTCCATTCCATGAATATTTTATATACTTCATATGGATGAATTAAACAATAGGATAAAAAGTTCCCCAAATACATTAATCTTTCAATATGATGTGCATAAGCATATTTATTTATTTTTTGAATGATTGTATCAATATGTTGTATATTTGTATCTCCATTCCATAACTTATGTCTCATGTTTTTATTTATTTTACGTGTATGATTTAAAAAATTAGAATTCCTCATCTCTTCTCCGAATAAAATATAGGATGTATAGATATAATTCCTCCATCCAATACATTGACGAATAAATCCTTCATATGAAGAAGGTGGTATTTTATTCTCATAAGGTTTAATCCATTGTATAATATCCTTTTCTGTTAATAATCCAATATTCATCATGGGACTTAATGCAGAATGAAATAAAAAAGGGTTTGAATCTTTTTGATGGACGACAGCATCTTCATATATACCAAATAATTCGAATTTATTTTTAATAAAATCAAATAACCATTCTTTCGAATCTTCAAAATCAATGGGATATACAAAATACTCTAATGAACCATAATTTGAACTAAAATGTGTTTGTGTATAATGAATCGCTTCATCAATTATCTTTTGATTTTGAATTGTTCTTTTCCATTTTTTTATATTGGGAATAGATAAATCCTTCGGTATCTTTAATCGATTGTCTTCATCAAAACTCCATTTTCCTCCCTTCGGTTCACCACCGTCCATATATATATTTAATCGTTTCCTCTGAAATTTATAAAAGGAAGAATGGTTCATCTTTTTTTTATTGGAATCATAAAATATATCTTGATTGTCATGTATTATCTTAGGGGTCATCGAAAAATGATATGAATCATATATTATAATATTTGGATATATACTCTTTATCTTACTATTTAATATATTGTCCATCGAGTCAAACATACAAATCTCTTTTGATACTAAAGAATTATAGAATTCAGTAGTACAATCCTTATAATCTATATATTTTACAGTACATTTATTCTTCTTTAAATATTCATAATATCTCTTCATAGTTGCACGATGATATGCAATTTTTAATTTATGATAAAAGAAATCTACAAAAAACCGGGGTTCTTCTATAAGATATATGGTAGAATCCTTTATTTTATTTATATCCGAATATAAATGAACTGGAAATAAAAGATGGATCCTCATATTATTTACTCTTTATTTTTATAAATTATATAAATTCATTTTATTATTTTAATCAATATAAAGATATATCAATAATGAATATTGAAAACTGTAAAATGTTATTCATGTGTAAAAAAAAATAAAAATCCAGAATAATGTTTGTTTTCATAAAAATAAGTTGTAATCATTTATTTTTATTTTTTATACTATTTTATTAAATAATATAAAAATATAGTTAAAGTAAATGTTATATAATTCTTATAAAAATTATAAATGATTTGTATATAATAAAATTAACCCTTTACACAAACATTTTATAATAATACTTAAAGAATCATACACCATGTGTACAATTTTAGATATTATTCAGGTAAAGGGTTAAATATTCATCCTTCATAAATAATATGCAAAATTAAATATTAAATTAAATATATAATATAAAAAATATATTTATATATAAAGAGATAAAACTCCTTAATATATAACTAACTAAAATATTACTTATGTGTAAATTTCCAGAGTAATATTTGTTTGATATAAATATGTTGTAATCACTTATTTATATTTTTTATATTATTTAATAAAATAATATAAAATGTATTATAAATAATTCATTACTATATAATTATACTTTTTTTTTAATCCAACTTATATATACATAAGATTCATTATTATCATTATCTTTTTTATTTATTTCTCTTAGAATAAATGCATTTGTATTACATATGCACAATTTTTCTTTTTTATTACATAAATAATCTGTTTTTTTATAAATTTCTTTATCTTTATGATATAAATAGTAATTTAACATTTCACTTACTATATTTTTTTCATTTGATTCAGAATCAAACACAAGGTTTTCAAATGGTTTATCTTCTGCAAGATTGATATTAACTATCTTATAATTCTTTCTTATTTCTAGAACTTCATTATTACTTATACAACAGTAAGTATCAGTGTATTTATTGTTTTTAAATTTATTTATAATATAACTCAATAACATATATTGCTTTTATAAAAATATTTTTAAATAAGTATAAAAATCATTTTAATTATATAAATATAAAATAATTATGGGGAATGATATTTCAACGAATAAACCAAGACAAATTATAAAAAAAAAGATTAAAAAACCGATTTCTAGAAATGAAACAAATGAAACCTACGAATATTTTTTTCCAAAAGAAAATGAAATTATATATAATCAGAATTTGTCAAATAATGTTCCCCCTCAGAAACAATTAAATCAAAGTGTATTAAATAACCCCCCTCAGAAAAGTGAAATTATATATAATCGCCAAGTAAATCAAAATAATGAAATGACCCCATATATACATACAACGAATATACAATTAAGACCTGACAATTTAGAAAATGAAATAAGTTCGTTTCAAGATAATTTAAAAAGAGAAAAAGAAGAGTTTGAGAAAGAACAAAAAAGAAGGGAAATTGAATTTGAAAGAGAACAAAATAAAAAATATGAATACTTAAAAAAGGAATTATCTAAATTTGAAAATGAATATAACCCATATCAAATTATGGGAATTGATAAAGAATCTATTTCAGAGTCTATTTTAAAAAAGAAATATAAAACATTAATTTTAAAATATCATCCAGACAAAGTTGGTGATAAATATAAGGATCAATTTCAGATAATCACACAAGCGTATCTTTATTTATTAAATGTAATAGAAAAAGAAAATGAACTAAGTGAAAAAACAAAAAAGAAAGTAAATATTGAATATTATGAAGACAAAATACATGAAATTCAAGATGAAGGTGTTGAAAATATACATGTAGATAAAGATAATTTTAATATAAATACCTTTAATAAAATATTTGAAAAATATAGACTCCCATCCGAATATGATAATGGATATAACGATTTAGATTTTAAAGAACCCAAAGAGGAAAATGTTTTATTTGGTAAAAAATTTAATCAAGAAATATTTCATTCCCATTTTGATAAATTAAAAACGAAACATAGTTCAGATATCATTGAATATCAAGAACCGAAAGAAATTTATTCATCCGGAAATTTTGGATTTCAAGAATTGGGTATAACAAATATGAATGATTTTGGTAGTATTAATTCTACACAAGGATTATCTTATACAGATTATAAAAAAGCACATCTAGATGAGAATCTTCTAATTGATGCTCAAAAAGTAAAATATAAATCATACAAAAATATGGACCATTTAGAACAAGAACGATCAAATATATCCTATCAACCGACACAAGAAGACAAAAAAAAATATGCACTACTTCAACAAAAAAAAGAAGAAGATGAAAGAATAAGATATGAATATATGTTAAAACAAGACGAAAAAATAAAAAATCAATATGAAATATTAAATAAAAAATTAATTGTACACCACTAAGTGTCTCCACCGCTAAGTGTCTCTACCGCTAAGTGTCTCCACCGTTAAGTGTCTCTACCGCTAAGTGTCTCCACCGTTGAGAACAATGGTGATTCCCCACTATTTAATAATTTTCTATACATAAATTAAATAATATTTAGATAATTCCAACATAAATCGATTATCTCTTTATCATTGGAATATTTAAAAATAGAACATTTATCATTATGTTTCATTATTGGTTTATATATTCCATTTTCCTTTAATAAAAAAAGAGTTGGTAAAAAAACTAATGGATTTTTATCATTATGAAAAGATGTTGATAAATAATACTTCGAACCATATATATCTAAATATTTTTCAATATAACATGATTTATTTTCTTTTTTATTATTCATTTTATAAATATTCTCTGTATTTTCTGATTGAACATAAAAAATAAAAATATTTACACCTAAATATTCACTAATACATCGTATTAATAATGGAATGTCTATTTCTTTACTTTTAAACATATATGCTTCTCTTAATATTTCAATCACTTTTATTTTTGGTAATTTTCTATTTTTTAAATATATTTTTTTTTCCATAAAACCAAATTCCATTTTCTGAATAAATTCCTTAATTAAAGTATCTTTTTTTGAATTTGTAATATAGACATAATCTCTCATACATATCTTAAATATGGAATGAAATAAACTCATTATTGAATTTGAATACGTCCAGTCTGTAAATATATATTCTTTATAAGGAAGAATGGATTTAAAACATGAATATAAAATTTTATCATATTTATTTATATTTATATTTTCTATTTTTTTAGGGTCTACTATAACTTCTTTCAATCTATTTTGAATGATATTTGGATCCATATTATCATTACTTTTTTTAAGTACATTGTCATTTTCATAATCTTTTAGATTGTATTCATCTTTTAGATTGTATTCATCTTTTAGATTGTATTCATCTTTTTCAAAAGAGTATAATTTATCATAATATATTTGTTCTACTCTTTTTTTCTCCGTATTTAAAAATAAATGAATATCTTGTATAGTAAGCATATATATATATGTTTAATTCATTTTATATTCATTATTATGAATAATATTATTCAATTATTAAATAATATTATTGAATATTCTGATTATAAATACACTATCATTTTTTAGGTTTTTGATTTTTTATAATTTTTTTATACTTTTTTATATTATCTTCTTCATCGCTTGAAAAATCAATTGATTGAATTAAATCATCATTTTCCTTTTTTTCCATATATTTAGTGTATTTAATGGTTTCTTTTGTGTCTTGTATCATTTTATCACATAAATTTTTTGTTTCATTCATTTTTTCTTCATGTTTTAATAACTCTTCTTTTTTTGATTTAATATAATCTAAAAAATTAAATATTTTATCAATCGTTTTTACAGAAACATTATTTAAATTAATAAAAACACCATTTATATTTTCAGTATAAGAACATCCATCTTCTTTGAAAATATTAAAAATTTCATAATATTCAATTCTGGTAAAATTTTTTATAATATCAATTAATTTCTTTTTTTTTATAATAATATTTTCCTTTTCAATAATATTTTCCTTTTCAATAATATTTTCCTTTTCAATAAATTTTTCACTGTTTATTTTATCTGAATATGTATCATAATTTTCTACTTTTTTATTTGTTTCTACATAATTTGGATCGTATTTTGGATTATAATTTGAATCATTTGAATATTGACTGTAGTCTATATAACTCATACTATTAAAAAATACTTTTATTTTTTATTTATACCGTATAGAATCCTATGAATTAATCTTCATATTTTTCATTTTCAATTTCCTCTTCATCGTTTTCAATCTCTTCAACATCTGAATCTGGAATTGAATCTTCCTCCTCTAGTTCTGAATTTTCATCCTCTTCTAATTCAATATCATCTGCGTTTAAAATTTTATTCATATTTTTAATAATAGGCGATGTTAATATATTTTCTATGTCTTCCATGTCTTCCATTTCATCTTCTGATTCCTCTGGATTTTCAGACCATTCTACGTTTTCATTTACTGTAATGTCTTCTGAATGATTATCCACATTCCATGATGATTCCACATCTTCAGTGTCATCTTCATCTAATGTTAATTTACTAGATATATACTCTTTTTTAATGAAACTTTTATATTTATCTGACCATAAACGTGCAATGACTTTAATTTCTGTACTATTCAATGAAAACTGCTTTGCAATAATTTCCACTTTTACAATGTCATTGACCCTTATATTTAATAATTCTTTTAATAAATCACCTTCATGAAACTCTCTCCCTACAATAATTGTAATTGGACCAATATATCCCAATAATCCAATTTTATTAACAAATTTTATATTTTTAATATTACAGTCTACTACATTTCCAATAGATGGATTACATATATCGGCAGTGAAATGAACAATCGTTTGTAAATATCCCGAAGATAATACATTCTTAACAACCTCTAATTTTTCATATTCAACTATATGAGTGGTATTGGGCATGACATATCCTTCATGAATACACTTTCCCTCTATTTTATCTCTTAATATATTTTCAATACTCTCTTTAATTTTATCTTTAGACTTTAAACATCTTGGTGGGATAAATAACTTATCTTTTAATAGACAATTCAAGTATAAAGTGGATACAATATTCATTATTAATATAATTATACAGATTTATTTTAAATTAATTATAACAATAACATTTTAGATTGAATAGTAATCATTTTTTATTTATCTATAATACATACTCATTTATATAGTATCATCAACTTTTTATCTGGAATTATAATGGTGAAACGTAGTCGATGCACGTAGTCGATGCACGTAGTCGATGCACGTAGTCGATGCACGTAGTCGATGCACGTAGTCGATGCACGTAGTTCACAATGTTAGATATTATTCATGTAGATATAGGATAGTTAAAAATGAAATGTCATATGATTCATTTTTAACTCTTTACCTGAATAATATTCATAATCGTGCACATGGTGTATGATTCTTTAAGTTGTATTATAAAATGTTTGCGTAAAGGGTTAAAATCATAAACAAAAGAAAGAGTTAAATAAAATTTTTATAAATACCTTGATTCCTTCTGGATTTGCCGCTATTGGTGTTTCGATGTGATTCCCATTGTCTCGGGTATGTGTTTTGTTCCTTCTGGATTTACCGCTATTGGTTACCACACGATTGACATTATCGCTGAATTCATTGAATGCATATTTAATTTTTGTTTTAAATTACGAATCAGTTCTGAGGGTGTATCTGGAGAACCAATATCAAGTATAGTAATTTCTTCTACTATTCGATTCCCGTTTACCTTCACTCCGTTAAGAACAGTATTATTTGACGACATAGGCATAGAAGGAATAACCAAGGTATAACCATCTATTGTGATACGTTTCTCAATAATATCTTTCGTCACAGCGTCATCTTTTTCTGTTGTATCCCACCATTCGATTAGTTTTTTTGTCAGATGACATTCTATTTCTTTATCTAAAGTGTTTCTATCCATGTTGTTTTTTTAATGAAGAATATGTAAAAAGTAATGTGTATTAATTTGATTTTTTTTATATCTCAATTATATCTAAATTATATCTAAATTATATCTTACTATTTTCGTTTCATTTTTTATTAATCCTTTTACAAGACACATAGGATGATAGAATGAATTATTTATTCAATTATTAGTTGGTATTCAATACGAATAATATTCAATATCGTGCAGATTGCACATGATTCTTTATTATAAATGAAACATCATGTGTTCCATTTTTAGTGTAATAAACAAAACAAAGCATTAAATAAGATTTTTATAAATACCTGATTCCTTCTGGATTTTCCACTATTGGTTAAAATTCAATTTACTATTCGATTGCCATTCGATTACCACATGATTTGATTATCACATGAACTATCGCCTGAAATCTTAGTCCTTAAATGCATATCTAAACACATATTTAGATTTTGTTTTAATTTTTCAATCAATTCTTGATATGTGTTTGTATGTAGTGGACCCATTGAAAATATAGTAATATCTTCTCCTTGGACTCGATCACCATTTACCTTTTTTGCTTTGAAAAAAGCATCCCCTCTTGTACAAGGGGTAAAAAAGACATAACCATCTAATTGAAGACCACTATTTATAGCAAGATATTCCACCACATCGTCATCTTTTTTTGTTGTTTCCCACCATTCGATTAGTTTTTTTCTCAGGTGGCATTCTAGTGTATGTTGATCCATATTGTTTTTAATAAAGAAGAAGGTGTAAAAAATTATATCTTAATTATTATATAATAATTATATATATTTCGTTTCATTTTTTTATCAATCCTTTCACATAAGATGACTGAATGAATTATGTATTCCATATATTAACTCTTTATCTGAATAATATTCATGTAAAGGATTAAATGTATATTATACTATACACAATTCTTATGTTTTCCACATTTACCACCAAATTCAGTTTTACCCACAAGTATACAATATCCATCTTTTGTCTTTAATTTTTGATTACATATACTTGGATTTGGATCTATCTTTACACACGTATTTATATGCACATTCTTATGAATCCCTTTAATATATAACTGTCCATCCATTAAAGGTAAATACCCTCCATAATTACGACATATAGGACACATTCGCTGTGTATAATAATTACCCGTTTTTATTATTTTTTTAATTTCTTTATACCAATCTGTAATGCATTCTATACAAAATATATGCCTTAATGGATCGCATTTTAATTTTACAATTTTATGATTGTCTATCTCTTCCGTACAAATATTACATATCCTTTTTTCCGTATTTGCTGTATCTGTTGTATCTGTTGTATTTTGTATATCTATTATACTTTCCATATTTGTCATACCGAGTATACTTGTATTCATTATTTATATAATTATAACATTATTTTTAAATATAATGGTATACGTTTATTATATATAGGAATAATAGTTAATGAAATTATTAACTATTATATTGAATCATTTATAATTATAATTCACTGAATATAGTGTTAAAATATGCATAAATAATAAATAATATTTAATAACCATATAAATGAAGACATTGTAAAATATTTTGTATAATGATATATATATTTTATTTTATCTATATTTGATGTCATAATAAATAAGTTTGGTTCTGTTTCAATATTATTCTGAATAGAATATAATCTTTTTTTATAAATAGAATGAACATTTGTTAAAAAGTAAAATGGAGTAGTTATTAAAAAGAAAAAAACTTTTTGATACAAAAATTTATTGGATACAATTACATGAATACATAATAAATATATGAATATTGAATATATATACTTTGATAATTTAAAAAACGCCGTTGTTTTATACTTTGTTTTATTTATAAAATGTCTAAGAGACAATCTACTAATATGAAAGCTATGAAGTGAGAAAGACATTCTCCAAAAATGATTATGACTTAAATAATAAAAAAATAGATAAAATATATAATATTGAATATATATAAAGAAAGATGGTTTTAATACCACCTTTCTAGAATGAAATAAAATATTGAATCTATCTTTATTTAATTCTAATTTGTGTATTCGAAATAAATAATAATAATAATTTTTAATTAAAAAAGATATAATCCTTTTAGAAATATATGAATGCATATATTAAGGTTTATATTATATTTTTATATACAATTGAATGATTGACAAAATAAATGAATTATATATATTTATCTTTCATCTTCCTTTTTATCATCTTTTATATATTTAACAATACAATCTTCTAATATAATTTCCTTTTTTTCTTCATTTTCCTTCAATAATTCATATGTGTGTGGATTAATTTTCCGAACAGTCCAACCATCATCTAATGCATTATAAACAAATATCATTTTTTGTAACTCTTTTGTCGAATAATTTTCATTTACGGTATTATTATTCATGTATAAAAAAATTAAATATTATTTATATTTAAAATATACGAATATTAAATAAACTTATCAGAAACTTATAATATACTCAACCATCTTTCTTCATATAATCTTTTTTGTTCTGATATAAATGTTTTTCTATTCTTATACATATTTTTAATAATAGTATATGTATCTTCTTTATTTGTACATAATTCAATAATTTTTTTTTCAAAATGACTTTCCACAAAAATAGCTTTATGAATTAGTCCTTGCGAATTATCATTTAATTTTCCATAATCACATGGAATACACCAACCATTTACATTATTTTTAATAATTTCATTATTCGGCATCCAATCTAATGTAAGGACGGGTGTATCCGTATATAAAGATTCATAAAAACCTAATCCAAGACCTTCATGTGTGCCCATATGAATAAATATATCATTTTTGTGATATATATCAACCACTTTTGAATAAGAATTATTTTCAATATGAATTATAATTTTAGAAGATGTATCTGATAAATTATTATATTCATCTAAATTGGATGGATATTCAATACCTTGAATATAAATATTCAATATCCAATTTGTAATTTTATTTTCTTTTTCTATTTTATAAAATACTTTAATAATATTATCAATATTTTTTCTGCTTATTGAATTTAGACCCCCCATACATAAAAAATGGATGGGTTTATCTGGATTAAAATGTATAGCCCAGTTTATTATCTTTTCTTTATTAAAATAAGGATGATTTAAATGAAATCCAATATATTTCGTTTTATGGGGGAAATATTCTTTTACTATTTCTAAACTTGCATAATTATTTACAAGTAATAAATCAAAATAAGAGTGTAATGGTAAATCTTCAATACGTATACATTCTAAATTTACAACTAAAATTGTTATCACATTCATTTTTTTTATCCATCGTATCAAATTAAAAATAGGAGTAAATGTTGCTTCGGGCACAATAATGGTTGAAATTTTATTGTTATATATAAAATCGGATATCTCTTCTTTCTCAATATCTTCTCTATAATGGTCTGAATAATATACATTCTTATAGTCCCATTCTTTAGAATCTGTTTGTAATCTTAAATTATCATATGTTGCATGATATGGTTTAAAACTGAAAATAAAGGGTATATATCCTAATGATTCAAATGTAATATAATAGTCTCTTGCTTGAATACCCAATCCTTGATCCGCCCATGGAACAATAATTCCTATATGTTTTGGATTGAATGTATATTTTTTTTTATCGCTTATATTTTTTTCATTCTCTATATTTTCGATTATATCTTTTAATTTTTTTTTAACAGATTCTTCACTAAATTGAATAGAAGATAATTTATTTAAAGTTATTTTTGAAAAATATAATTTTTCAATTCCCAATTTCCATTTTTCATAATCAAAATCTTTTAAAAAGTATGCATAATCTTTTAATAAATATTTTAAATTTCCATTTGAACTTGATATAATTGGAATATTTAATTTCATACCTTCATATGCAACACGACAAAATGTTTCTTCACATACGGAAGGTGTTAATAATATTTTTGTTTGACTATATATTTTACGAATATCTGTTTTCCCTTGAATAAATATACTCTTACTTTTCATAATTGATTTTTTATTTCTATTTTCTATATATTGATTTATTTTTTCAGGGGTCATAACTGTATCCTGTTCTGTATAAATAAATAAAAAGGAAACACGAATATCTACATTCTCACATAAATAGGGTATTAAATATCCCCCTTTTAAATAATGGCAATTTATCAGAACAACATACTTTTTAATATTTTTTTTAATATCTTCAGAATCATAATCATCCTTAATACTAATAGTTGGAATTACATCTAATTTTTTTTTATATAATTTGTAAATAATATCATTTACAAAATCAGATGCAACATATGTATATGCATTTTCTAAAATAAAAGAAAATTCATTTGTTGGTTTTAAATTCTTATTCATCATATTTACATTATACTGGTCCTGATCAAATTCAATGATATTCTGCCAAAAACAAAATCCTGTAAAAAAAGGAATATGTAATAAATTCGATATTTTCATATAGTATAGTCTATTTAATCCTTGATGATGAATAATAATGGGGTCTATCCTACGTATTAAATTAAATATTATATCTATTTTTTTTGGACATTGAATACATATCACATATGATAAATGAATTACCTTTACATCATTATAATAAATATTATTTATTGGATCATGAAAATATATGATATAATGTGTATAATTGTCTAATAATTTACATGTATTTAATATCCAATTTTCACCTCCCCCATATGGAGGATATGCCCATTCAACAAGTGTTACTATTTTTTTAGAGGAAGGAACTATATTTAATAATGAGTATATCTCATTATATTTATCAATTTCATTATTATTTTTAATATTTATATTTATTTTCATATTATTTTCGAGATCAACATATTTATTATTTTTAAATTTTGTATAGCGTTCTTCTGTATATTTTATATTTTCAGATTCTTCATTTTCAGATTCTTCATTTTCAGATTCGTTATTTTTAGGTTTGTCTATTTCTTCTTCTAATATATATTCAAAATCTTTTATTTTTTTATATATTTGAATTTTATTATAAATATTACTTTTATAATTTTCATTAATAATAGTATTTGGTTCATTCATTATAGTATTTGGTTCATTCATTATAGTTTTTGGTTCATTCATTATAGTTTTATTTGTTTCAATATCATATATTTTGAATAATTTATCATATAATTCTGAAATACTATTATTTTTAATCGTTTGACTTGTATTATTATTATTTTCAATAAGTTTACTTTCAATATAGGTTTTCAAATAAAAAGCGTTATTTAAATAAATATAAGTATTTTTTATTGAATCACCAAAATTAACATATAGATTCAAATCTTGATTTTTAAAATGACCAATTTTTGATATATCTTTATTTTCAAATATTTTCCCTATAGATAAATTTAATATATATGTTCCTTTTTTTTGTTCATTATCAATAAATTCATACTCTATTATTTTTGAATTAAATATATATTGATAATAAAATGTATCTATATAATAATAATTTCCATATTTAATGAATGTATCCGTTTTATTATTTAACCAATTTATAATAAAACCATTTTCAATTAATTTATAAGTCCCTTTTTCAAACTTTAAATTATGTATATCTAAGTAAAATATATCTGACCATTTCCAATGAATAAAAAAAAAGGGAATACTCATACAAATATTTAATATTATAATTATAATAATAAAACATATTTATTAAATTGTACTTTGTTCAAATGATTAAATGAATGAAATGATCGGTTTGTTCATCTAAATAATTCGATATTTTCTTCTAATAAAAGAATCCAATGATATGCCATTTTGAAATCATAATATACAACCTGATGTATTTCAGGTGCCGCATGTCCAAATGTAGATTTTCCATCCTTTGTTATATAATAACATGCTGTATGCACTTTACCATAAATGCAATTTTCACATAAACATTCATTGAGATATTGAATAAATTCTTTTGGGATTTTTGTATTTTTATTTAAATTATCTATTTTAGTTAATAGGTCTTCAACATGAAGAAGTAAATCACTATATATAATTTCATATGTCAATGATGGATCAGAAGATTCTTTTTTACACGTATCCCATAATTGTTCTTTGTTGTTATTGAGAAAATCGGTGAAATCCATTTTTAAGTATTTGTAAATAAAATAATTCAGATTTAAATTAATTGTTATTGTTATTGAATTGAATACCAATAAATTGTTATTGAATTGAATACCAATAAATTGTTATTGAATTGAATACCAATAAATTGTTATTGAATTGAATACCAATAAATTGTTATTGAATTGAATACCAAATATAAAAATAATATTTCATTTTTTTATGCCCAACTATCCAACGGTTGACTATAAGGATTATCATCCAATACTTTGACAATTACTGGATTAATACGATCCGCAAGTGGGTCATTGGGAAGAGTCTCTTTCTCTTGTGTAAGATTACACATTGACATTTGAGGTATAGAGTTATATACTTTATTGGATTGAACTCCTCTTTCTGTTAAATATGTATTTTGAATATCACCTATACGAGATGTATTGACATGTATATCATTTGGGTCCATCCCTTGACTTGGACCTGCTGCACCGGGTGTATACCCATCGTCTGTAATACTACGAATGGATTTCATAGTTGCATTATAAACATCTTCATAGGACATTGGTTTCCCATTTCTTCCATCATTACCCGCATTTCCAATATATTCTATATCCGCTGTAAATTGTCGATTTGTATTATTTGCCACTACTTCGGTTACATCATATGCACCCAATTCTGGACCCGTTGCATCCCCCGCATATTCAACGGATGTGGATTGACGATTTGTTTCTGTCGCATGGACCTCTTTAAAGATATAACCATCATCTCGGGGTTGAGTTGCAATACCCACCGCATTTTCAACCATAGTTGTTTGTCGAATCGTTTTCTTTGCAGGGTCCTCATTATGATAGATTACACTTTTTTGAGGTTGTGATGGATTCGCCTTTCTCTTCTGGTAAATTGTTGTCTGTTTCATGGTCGGTCTCATTTTATCATTGGGGTCATATACAATTCCTTTTGTTATATTCGGATTGATCATACCCTCGTGATTATTATCAATTTGAGTTTCTTTAATGGTTCTTCTTGCAATGTCATTCGGGTCATATGCAACCCCTTTAGACACAGAGGGGTAAATCATACCCTCGTGGTTATTATCAATCTGAGTTTCTTTAATGGTTCTACGAGTAATATCATTCGGGTCATATGCAATTCCCTTAGATACAGAAGGATTAATCATACCTTCATGATGATTATCAATCTGAGTTTCTTTAATGGTTCTTCTTGCAATATCATCTGGATTATGTATAACCCCCTTTGCAATATTCGATATATTCGCTGGATTTTTATTAAGAATGGTTGTCTGTCTGACTGTTTTACGAGGTAAATCTGCAGGGTCGTATACGATTGATTTCTTTATTGAACTTTGAAAGTTTCCTGTGTGTTTATTATGAATAACCTCCTGTTTTTTAGTAATTTTTACAGTTTGTCCATTTCGTGCGACACCTTTTTCCATAACCGCTTTTAAATTCATAACAGGTGTACTCTTTGAACTATTTGAACGAGTGGTATCTTTTAATTTAATATTTCTTTTACCATAATCTGAAAATACATTAAAAATACTCCATTGATCAGTGGTTGATGCATTACGAGGTCCATTATCAGTATAGGTTACTTTGTTTGAAACACGATACTTTGAACGTACATTTGCAACAGTTCCATTGGTTGGTGCAGCGGATCCTTTTCTTGTTTTTAATTCCGTTGTTTTACGATTTGTATATTTTGTTACGATACATGGTCTTTGTTCGGGAGCGATAACCTGCCCCGTTGTTGTAAAATATCTATCTGAATCTTGAATATAAAATGTATCTGGGTGATTCTTAAAAACAGTTCCAATCTTCCCCGGTTTCGCAATCTTCTGCCCTGAAACAATTCTACCATTGTATGATATTTTTGGATTTGTTTTTACACGTATCTCATCGGTTGTTTTAGGAATCGCGTAATCCAATGCATCCGCTTGTTGAAAACCTCCTGATGGATCTGCAGTATATCCTTTATTTAATCCGGGTCCAACATATACTTTTTCAATAGGTGTTTCATTGGAACGAATATTACTAACATAATAACGATCTAACATAAAACCATCTAATGAACCTTGTCCATACACATTGGTTACATTCTTTTGAGGAACAAATAAGGGAGATATTTCTTGTTTCTTTTTGTAATTGTCCTGAGTGCCCGTAAAATTTTCAAAAATTCCATGAGTCGAATATTCATCTACATTCTGCCTTACATTACTTCCAAAAAAGGGTGTCATATTATTATGAGTAAATGCACTTGGATTAATTGGATCTCCCGTAAGTGATATTCCTGCCCATCCACCTGTATTTGGAAAAGACGGATTATCCTTTGATAAATTGACAACCTCTTCTTTTTTAGGAAATGTCTCATCAATTAATGCATTCTCATAGGTTTGATACATATTGAATTCAACGGGAAGCTTCTTTTCATTATAATCCACCTTATTGTATATAATGGGTAATGTTGGACCAGGTGTAACAACATTTGTATCCTGTGGATATAATGACTTTTGAAATAATACATTTGCTTGTTTTTGTTCTCCTTGAAAAATATTATATGCCCTTTTCGATGTATATACTGTTTCTCCACTCGGTTTCTGACTTTGAGGAATAACCTTTAACACTTTCTTTTTACCATTATCCTTATTGTCCGAATTTCTTAACCAGTATGCAAGTCCTAACACACCTCCTGATATTAAATATTCCATACTATAATATAATAATATTTATATTTTTATAAATAATTCTACTTATTTACTATATTTAACCCTTTATAAATAAAACCAAATAAATCGAATGAACTTAAGACTTATACAATAGTATTATAAAAATAAAAGAATAAGTGATATAAATAAGCAATTTGTTATATCAGATAATCGATTCCATCCCCATGATTACTCCAAATTATCATCTTATCTTTACATCTTCCATGTTTATGATTCCATCTATATATGGATATTATAAAAATCAATATAATCTAAGTATTGTATCCATGCTTACATCATTATGTAGTATTAATTATTGGATATCTCCAATAAATAGTTGGAGACTCACATTAGATAAGAATGTGGCGACTATTTCTGGAATCATTTACTTTTTCTATGGAAACAATAATATAAAAAATAAAAATATAAAAAGACTTGCATTTTTGAATGGTTATTTAATAATTGCATTTTATGGATTTTCTAAAATACTATATTATAAGGGTTCTAATTATTGGTTATGTTCACATATGATATTTCATTTCTTTACAACTACTGGAAAACTACTTGTTATACATTATTCTGTTTAAGAATCATTATTCTGTTTAAGAATCATTATTCTGTTTAAGAATCATTATTCTGATTAAGAATCATTATTCTGTTTAAGAATCATTATTCTGATTAAGAATGCACCGATTCATATTCGAATAAAAAAATGAAATTTATAAGTATCTAAATGTATATATTTATAATCATTCAAATGATTATTCATAAGTTTGACGAATTAAAAAATCCATTATATAAATTTTGGAATGACAATGGATATAGAAATACATCCTTTCGTTCTCAAATTAATGTTGTATGTAATGAAAAAAAGAGAATCACTGAGTTTACCGTCCCCATTCAAGATATGTTATTACATGCAATACGTAATTATTCAAATTTAGAAGTGATTCTATCATTTCACTCTTTGAAAGAGAATGCAATGAATTATTATCAAGAATATTTATCAAAAGATTACCTATTATGGGGATTAAAAAGAATGAATTTTAAAACAGATGATGAAGATGTAAAAAGTGAAATGATTCACAAATTATTATATCAACTTTTATTTGAAAGAAATAAATCTAAAAAATATATAAGAGAACACTATTCATGGAATGAAAATTCAATGGAAGATAAGAATATATTTGTATATTTTTTATGCAAAAAAAATTTAAATATTGATTATTGGAGTGATTCTTCAAATCGAATATTCTCTCCTCAATCAAAAGAAGAAAGAGATATTGCAACAACAATCGTATTCAATGATGAATCATGGAATATGATTAAACTTCAAAATTTCGACTTTTTTACTATATTGGATATGAATGAATCTAAAGAAAAATTTAGTGTATTCCGTAATTGGTTAATTCGAAATATTCCAATGGATAAACAATCCTCTTTTATGTTATATAGTTCTGTTATTTTTTACATTCTAGGTCATCGAAATATGAATGATATTGATTTATATATCCATTCTTTTAAAGATGGTAATGAAAAAAAGGATGAAATAGAAACAGAAAGTGAAGATTCCGCTGTTCAACAAACAAAAGAAATAAATATAATGGAAGAGATTGTAAAAGAAACACTTACATTTCCATTTATGGATTATAGTATGAAGAATACAGAAAAGTGGCCGAAATATTGGGATACATGGTTAGATGAATGGGCGAGATTATGTGGAGCGAGATATTTCGAAGAGATATTATGCAATGCGAATTATCATTTCTATTTTTTAGGAGTCAAAATTATATCATTAGATTGTGATATCAAGAGAAGAATATATCGTAATCGTCCTCGTGCAATTGCGGATTTAATATCACTTCGTAAAAGATATGGATTATCCATATCTATACCAAGAATTCCAAGTGAAACATTTGAATATATGGATGTATCGGATAAAAGTTCGGAAGAGATCGCTGTTTTATTAAAAGAAGGTGGAAAATATAATCATCTATCAAAAGAAATTATTTCTACAAAAAAGATTGATGAAAGTAATTTCTTAAGAACCGTTCAATGGGCATTAAAAGAAAGATATCGTATGACATTTACAATGGATGAAATACTTCATGAATTAAATATGAATTCTTCTAGAAGAAAAGAAACAAGTGAACTAAAAATGGAAAATTTAATAATAAATAATAATTCGAAAACATTTGAAATTAAAAAAGAATTAGAAGTATCATTGAAGTCAGTTTCCAATTCAGTTTCGAATTCAGTTTCGAATTCAGTTCCAGATTCCATTCCAAAAAGAATTAAAAAAACAATGATTCAAAAGAATCCATTGATTTCATTAAATCCAAATGTAAAAGAAGATTCAAATAATTCAAATACAAAAAAAATTCGAATTAAAAAGAAAACATAAATTTATATAACAAAATAAATCATATACTTAAAAAAGAATTTTATAATTTATATATGAACTTTCTATTAGAAATAGAACATTGTAGTTATTATGATACTTTATCCATCCAAAAAATAAAAAAGAATAATAATTTATTATTTAAATTGCAACATTTATATTTAAGTCAGGAAAAAGAGAAAATAGATTCATTGGAAAATACAAAATATTGGGACAAAATGAAAAAAATAGGTAATCCCTATGAATTAATTTATACATCATGTCATAAGAATAAAAAGAATGATAGTATTAGTCAGTATGTACCCATAAGTCGCTCTTATTTTAAATTATGGGAGATATTTAATATTTTTCCTTTTTTTGAAAAATTTTCGGAACATGAAAAATTATACTGTTCACATCTTGCAGAAGGTCCAGGTGGATTTATGGAAGCAACTTATAATTATTGTAAAATATTAAAAAAGAATAATAATAAATATTATGGTATAACATTAAAACCAATATGTGAATCCATACCAGATTGGAATAAAATGAAAAATATATTTGGGAATAATACAAATATTCATATAGAATATGGGAATTTATATAATACAGAAGATATATCTAAATATATGAAACAGTTTGAAAATAATAATAAAGCACATTTTATTACTTCAGATGGTGGTTTTGATTATTCAAATAATTTTAATGGACAAGAAATTGATTCATGTCAAATTATCTTTTCTGAAATAGTGATTGCATTACATACTCTTCGAAAAGATGGTTGTTTTGTTTGTAAAGTATTTGATTTATTTAGTATTACCATGATTCAACTAATATATATATTATCACAATATTTTGAAAATGTTTATTTATATAAACCGGAAACAAGTCGACCAGCAAATTCGGAGAAATATCTAGTATGTATGTATTTTAAAGATAATGTTTCTTCTACAATGAAAGAAGATTTAGTAAAGACCGTTGATTTATGGATGAATTTGAAAGAAGATGATTCCATTCTTTTTTCAAATATAAAAATTCCAAACTCTTTTATTCATAAAATATATGAATATAATAATAAATATATAGAAAATCAGATTCACTATTTAAATAATACACTTGAATTAACAAAACGAAAAATAGTCAAAGAAGAATATAATAAAATTATAAAAAAACAGGTTTTGAATGCTACAGAATGGTGTAAAAAGAATAACATTGCAATTAATTCAAAAAGTTTCTATTTAACATTATAATATCATTAAGCATTTTTATTTTCAATAAATGAATCGACCCCTTTTTCTTTATCTAAATCTGTAATTGTTTCTTTTACAAATTCTCTAAAATATTTATTTCCAATTTGAACACTCGCATCATTTTCAGTTATTTCTTCTTTCTCAATCTTTTCCTTATAGGATAACATTTCAGAAAATCGATAATAAGGAAATGTAGTTGGATTCTCTACAATACAAAAGAAAAGACTTGGATATTTTGAGTGCATTGTTGTAAATTCCGTCATACATAATTGTTTATAACTATCTATATCATCACGTCGTTTGATTAAATTTTCTCTCTTTGAACAGAATTTTAACAATTGATCAACCTGTTTTTTAATTTCAGTTGATGTTTCCATATATATCTACATAATATATATATTTTTAAATTAAAATTATAGTTATTATAATATAAATCAATAATATAAATCAATAATATAAATTAAAAATTAATTTTATTGATTAAATATATGAGTTTAACTATATGTATTTTATTGATTCTTGCATTACTGTGTAAGATTGTGATATTTGTATTTTTTTATACATTTTATAAAAAAAAGAATATTGAGCATTTTGAAGAGATGATTCATGTAGAGATAGAAGATAAATATGATATGGAATTTGTTGAATTATATGATATTATCTATAATGATTTCCAGGATATAGATTACGATTATAAATTAGTAAAAACAAAAACATTAGATACCTATAGTTCTCCTATTAAAATCGCCGTTTTAGGATGCGGTGTTGGTAAAGTTTGTAAAAAAATAAAGGAGAATTATAAAGATGTCCATGGTGTAGATATATCAGAAAATATGTTAAGGAAAGCACAATTGAATACTCCAAATATTAAATATATACATGGAGACATAAGAGATTCCAAATTATACTCTCCGAATTCTTTATCTCATATATGGATAGATGAAAGAACATTATATTCTCATCCCATGATAGAAAAAGAGAAAATAATGTCGAACTGCTATCAATGGTTAAAAGAAGATGGATATATAATGGTTTCATTATATCATCCAGACAAATTACAACTTGCAGCAAGATATTACTCTTCCAATTATATTGATTCAGAAAAGAATTTACATGGATTTACTTATTTAAATTACTTTAGTCATGATTGTTATTATATTCCTCAGAATATAGATAATTCACACCTTCATTATTATTATGATAAAATTACATTAGATACAGGTAATACAAGAATTGTAAAGAGTTCTTTTTATATAGAACCGATTGAAGATATATATGATATGATTTTTACAAAAGGGTTTGAAACGGTTCATATAGAACCCGTTCATTTACAAATTGTAGGAGGATACGATTTTGTAATTTTAAAAAAGAGAAAATTAACCACTACTGTAGAACAATTAGAAAGATTAATTTAAAAATATTGATTATTATATATGGACCAATATTTAAGTCAAATTATAGGTATGAATCCAACTGGGCAGTTAGATTACAGCGGAACATTTACGATGAATGGACCAAATGAAATTCATGCAACAAGTGATACAATTGCAAAAGAGAATTTAATTAAAAAACAAAATGGAGAATTTATTTGTAATGAACCGTTTAAAAATGAGGATTCATCTATTTATCCAAAAATAATGATATTTTTATGGATTTTATTTTTAATTATATTATTATATATAATTTATTATATTTTATCAAAAAAAAAATATTGAGATAATATATAAATGGGATATCTTGTAAATGGAGGAGTGAAACCAATTAAAAAAAGAGAGATTAAAGTTCCTAAAAAGGGAGCTAAAAAAGTTGCTAAGAAGGGAGTTAAGAAAGTTGCTAAGAAGAGAGTTAAATCAAAAAGTGGAGGAAGAGGTGGTCCGTTCTGGACAAGGGGAGGAAAGAAAGAATACACTGATGAAGATTTTAGTAAAGATCTTAGGCAACTAGAAGAAATGATTGAAAACTATTCTGGAGGAATGCAAGATATGGATATGGATATGCAGGATATGGATTCAAGTGATAAAGATGTTGTTGGAGTAAATGACGTTTATAATAACAATATTGCATCAAATGCTGGAATGTTTGGTGGTAAGAAACCTAAATCTAAGAAAGTAAAGAAAGACAAAAAAATGAAGAAAGAAAAGAAAGAGAAGAAAGAGAAACCCTCCGAAAGACATTTTAGAGTCATTTCTATAGATGGAAAAGAAGTTAGTTTTGGTACGATTACTTCAAGATCACCATTGAATGCTGCTAAAAAGTGTCTTCGTTCAATTGCTGCATACAAGGGATTAACCGGATCCGCAAAGTTAAACATGAAGGATGTTGTCTTTGAAATTAGAGAGATTACAAACAGATCATATAAAGATTTTGGACCTTATATTGGAAAGTATAAGAAATACACACCAGAGGAACTAAAGAAAGCCGTTACTGCAGGTGGAAAAGTCAAACATACTATGAAATCTGTTGTTAAACTTTATAAAGGACATTCTAAGAGTGCAATGAAAGGAGGAAAATGAAATCTAGGTTTTTTATAACTTATTTCTAATAAATAATTTAAACTAAAGAATAATATATTCACTTTATATAGAATGATTTAATAAAAAAGAATAATTTTTTTTATAAATGAAATATATAAAAATATATTCTATAATACTATATGACATATAGTATTGTAGATTTTCCAGAAGATAATATGAATTATGGAAACTTTAAAGCGGATAAACCAAAGAATGCCGCAAATAAAGCGTTTGATTATTTATCAAAAATATCCAATTTACAAAGTAAATTTGGTGTATATATTGTTTTTACTATTATAGATAATGATACAAAGAAAGAATATGATTATATCGGTTCTCGTGTTAAATTAGAAAATCCAATTACAGATTATCATAATGGAGAAAAAGTAAAATATTATTATAAGAATGTTATTGGTAGATATCTAAATGAATTAAATAAAATAAATTCGAATTTGAATTCTAAATAGTGGGTATCATTCTATTGTATTCTAAATTAAATAAAGTATCATTCAAACAAATTAAAATGAAGATAAATAATGTTTCCTACAAACCGCTTCATAATATTCATTTGAACCGACTCTTATATTTGAATCTTCCTCTGTAAATAATCTTTTTGTAAAACTCGCAATGGTTCCATCCTGACATCTTTTACATAGTGCATGAATCTTTGTCACCTTTTCCGCATGAGGTATTAATCTTAATACATCACCAAAGGGTTCTCTTTTATAATCTCCATCTAATCCTGCAGCAATTACATGCTTCCCTAAATCACACCATTTTATTATATTTTCATAAGCATCCTTAAAAAACTGAAGTTCTTCTATAACAATAATATCCGTTTTACTAAAATCTTCGGTTTCATCAAAATTTGTTAAATGTTCTAATAAAATACAATTGTCAATCTTATCACAATCATGTGTTGTTAATTGATTACTGTTATATCTTTGATTCCATATATGATTAATAATAATAATATTTTTTCCAATGGTTTTAAATCTACGAATTCTCTTTATTAATGATGTACTCTTTCCTGCAAACATCGGTCCTATTATAATTTCTAACGACATATATAAAATATATATTCTATATTTTATATCATTCATTCTTTTAGTTATTTATTTAATTAGATATAAAATATACTATTTATTTATACAATTTACATCTTAATGTTATTTATTTGAATCGTTATTATTAAATATAAAATTATTATTTTTAAAATAAGTAAATATTCATACATATATGTTGTATAAATATTAATAAATATTTTCCCGTTTTTATCATTCGAATTGTTTTTTGATAAAGATAATGATTTATTATTTATTTTATCTATATCATTCGCTAACACATCGTATAATTTATGTCCGAGTAGACCATGTTTTATACTGTTATTTTTATTTCTTGTATGTTGATATATTTTATTTTTTTTTAAAATAAATAAATATTTTTTAATTTCATGAATATGTTTATTTACCTCTTTTTCAAAATAACGATATAATATTTTTCCATAATTATCTTCTTCTGTATTTGTATACTTGTTTTTAATATCTTCAAAAAAATACCTCATTTTATCGTAAAATGCATTATTCCTTTCATTACGAATATAGGATTCTATATCTTTAATCATTTGTATATCATTATTAGTAGTATTACTATTATTTTTCAAATAATCGAATAAATCAGTATATAATTTATCTGAACGAATATCAGTATAAAACATATTAATATCTTTTTTATTATAATTAATTAAAAATGTAATATATGATATCAAACTATTATTAATATTATCAATATATTTTTTAAATTCTTCATATATTTGTTTAGGAACAAATGAATATAATTCTATATATTTTTTAAAATCACTTTCTAATTCATCTAATGTATTTATTTTCTCATTCAGTGTATCTCTTTCACGAATTATTTCATTCATATTAAGTCTAAAAAGTCGTAATTGATTTATTCTTTCTTTATTCATTTTTAAGAATAATTCATTCTTTCCTTTTAAAGATGCTTCTTCATTTCTAATTTTTTCTTCAAGTGTATCAATTGATGCTATTATGGCTTTTGCAATTTCATGTTCTTTTCTTTCTATTTCTTTTTCTTTAATTAATTTTTCATATTTCGATTTATTAGCTGCTGGTATAGGTGGTGAAGTTGAAGATAAACTATTTTTAAAATCCTTTATATTTTGTGTTATTTTATCTATTATTTTATTACAACTATTTTTATTTCGAACCTTAACATTTTTCTTTTGGGATAATTCTCCTTCTTTTATTTTCTTTTCTTCTTTTAATCCCTTAATATTTCTTTCAATCAAATCAATCTCTTCTTTTATATTTTTTATATCATTATCAATATATTCTAATTCAATCTTATTCCGATTTAATTTTGTTTGACTTTTTTCTTTTTCTTCCATTTTATTTAATTCTTTTATTCGTTTTTCATATTTTTTTTTATTACTATTAATCTCATTTATTTTTATTTGTTTATTATTTATATCATTATTCATTAATAATTCATAAAATTGTTTTAATGCATTCTTATATGCTTCTTCTAATTCTTCAAAAAAATCATCCATCTCAATACTATCTTTTATAAATTCACTGTCATTTACATATTTATAAATAATTTTTATGACATATAATATGTATATATATATAGGTATTTCATATAAGTATTTATTTAACACCTTATATTCTTTATTAAGTTCTTCAATTAAAGAATCAAATAATTCATTTATAGTGTTTATTTTTTTATTATTATATCTTTCAATTATATTTTTATTTATTTTTTTAATTGTATCTTTGTATGTTTCTTTATAAATAATATTTTGTTTATTTATCTCTTCAAATCTATTTATAATATCTTTAAATATACGATTACTATTATTACCACCACCCTTTAACAATCTTTCTATTTTTCCTCCTCTATAAAAAGCAGTAGAGGGGGATGGAGAGGATGATAACATTCCTCTATAGTTATCTAATTCTCTTATTTCATTATCTATTATAGCTTCAAAACCAGTAGCATATCTAGGTGGAGTTGGAGTAGATGCTCCATAAACACCAGCACTAGTAGGACTAGTAGTACTTGTAGTTGAAACAGCTGTTGGAGGACCACTTGCAGTAAGACCACTTGCAGTAAGACCACTTGTAGTTGAAACAGCTGTTAGAGGACCACTTATAGGAGGACCACTTCCAGTAGAAACACTTGTTGTAGAAGAACTACTTGGAGGAGGACCACTTACAGGAGGACCACTTACAGGAGGACCACTTCCAGTAGAAACACTTGTTGTAGAAGAACTACTTGGAGGAGGACCACTTACAGGAGGACCACTTCCAGTAGAACCACTTCCAGAAGAACTACTTTTATAAAAAGTTTTAGGAAGACGACTAAGAAAACTAATTGCAGAAGAACTACTTGTAGGAACACTTATAGGAAGACTACTTGTAGAAGAACTACTTGTAGGAACACTTCTAGGAAGACTACTTGTATAAGGACTACTTACAGAAGAACTCTTTTTAGTAAGAGTTGTAGAGGTACTCTTCGAAGAAGTATGTTTTCGAAGTGGAGTAAAAGAAAAAACAATAGGGGAACTACCAGAGGAACTACCAGAGGAACTACCAGAGGAACTACCAGAGGAACTACCAGAGGAACTACCAGGAGAACTCATACTGGAGGAATTATTCGGTTTAAAATTTATAATATATTCTTCAATTTTTTCTATAGATGTATCTTCATCTATTATTTGTGTATTTATACTATACAAATTTAAAATAATAAAATATTTAATAATTAAATTATATTCCTCTTGTATAAAAGGTAAATACTTTTTATATAAATCATAATCTAGTTCTTTGAATGTATATAAATCTATAATTATACTTGAATAGGATAATTTTTTATTATCTTTAGAAGATGTTATCTTTTTAATACTATCAGATAGACCATTAATACTACTTATTTTTTGAAAATATTTATCAATATTCTCTTTTGATTTTTTTAAATTCATAAGAGTCGGATGAATTATATCTTTGATTAAAGATTGGTCTTCCACAAACCTTAAACTTCTTTGATTTATATTTTGAATTGTATTTTTGGAGAATTCAATAACAGTATCTAGAATATCACCTTTCTTTTTAATATACTGTTCTACATCTAATTTCACCTCTTCTTTATTTATACTTAATATTTTTTGATGAATTAATACATTTACATTTTTTATAAATGGAGACTTTTCATAAAAATAAATTTTATTAAATTTATACTCCATTAAAATCGTCTTGAATATCTTTCTATTTTGATATTCATAATAATAATCTTTAAAAATTTTACAAAATTTGAAATAGTAAATAGAATATAAATATATATATACAATCTTCTCCTTATCTTTTAATGATAATGGAATATTTATATTCAAATTAAAATCATTTACCAATCTTTTTATTTTATCTTTATAATTACTAATAAAAATAAGTGAATTATTCTTCATATTTTTTTCTAACAAAGAAGAATTATTAAATAAATCAGATGACATACTATAAAAATAGAAATTAATTTGAATAATTTATTATATTATTAATAGATGAATAATCTAAATAAAAATCTTTCCTTTTGTATTGTATAGGTTGTTCTATAAGGGATTGTGTAGGATGTTCTGTAGATTCAATCGGACAGTCATTTGATTGTTTTGGGTATGTTTTAGATTTTGTTCTATAATATACAATAAAAAAGAAAAATATGAAAATAATTAAAAAACACCATCCATACCTTACTATAAAAGGCACCATACTTTAGAATAGGATATTTTTTACCCAATTCTACTTACTATTTATTTCATTGATAAAAAATATTATTTTTTAGATAATATTGTAAATAAATACATTATATAAAAATATAAAAATTGATAAAAAATAATCATAAACTTTTTAATTTAAAAATATATAAAGTAAAAGATATAGATATGAACATAGATACATTCGTAAATCAGTATAAAGTATGTAAGGGGAAAGAGCATAATATTACCTCCATGGCAGGAGGATGTTATTATATACCAAATGATAAGATAGATGAATTTTACCATTATTTACAAGAAGCAGTATTTGACCAAAGACCAATACATTTTACAGAAAAACATTGTGCATTTGGACCTTTATTGGTAGATATTGATTTTAAATATAAAATAGAGATTACAGAGAGAGTTCATAATAAAGAACATATAAGGAAAATTGTTTCATTATATGTAAATGAGATATGTGATTTATTTGAAATTGAGAATACTGATGAAAGATTAACATCTTATGTATTTGAAAGAAATAATATATATGAATCGAATGGGATAAAGAAAGATGGTATTCATATAATATTTCCTCATATAGTAAGTTATCCAATGGAACAATTTTATATAAGAGAGAATATTTTAAAAAAAATAGGAAGTATATTATCTGATTTACCCATCACCAATCAAATTCATGATGTAGTAGACCGTTCAATTATTGAATCAAATAATTGGTTATTATTTGGTTGTTCAAAACCGAAATTAGAACCCTACAATTTAACACATTGCTTTAGAGGAAATATGGATACTATTTCATTAGAAGAGTGTTCATCAATGTTTCACAATAAAGATATAAATCCAGCGAAATTCTTTTCTATTCGTGATAAAGTAGAAGAAGATTTAACTCCTGTACGTCATGAGAAGATAGATATATTAGAGACGAAAAAGAAGAATCTTCCAAAAAAGAAGATTATCCGTAGTAAAAATATATCAATAACAGAAGACGATATAGAAGAGATTCAAGAACTAGTATCTATATTAAATAATGATAGAATGGAGAGTTATGAATCATGGGTCCAATTAGGTTGGACACTCCATAATATAGATCCATCATGTAATAAATTACTTGATATATGGATTGAAAAAAGTTCAGTCTCTTCAAAATATAAAGATGGAGAATGTGAAAGAATATGGGAAAACAGTCGTAATGAAGGTTTTACTATAGGAACATTAAAATATTGGGCAAGTATAGACAATCCAGAAAAATATCAAGAAATAAAAGAAAAGAGAATCATTCATTATATTGAAGATAAAAACACAAATACGAATTATTTTATTGCAACGGTTTTACATCGTATGTTTCATGATAAATATAAATATTCAGGAGGGGAATGGTACATGTTTGATAATCATATATGGGTTTCACAAACACAGAAGGAAGGATTTTGTCTTCGAGAGAAAATATCAACCGATTTATATAAAGTTTATATGAAAATACTATCACGTAGTAATCAGTTTTACTCAAGTATAGAAGGGATATCTGAAGAAGAAAAGGACGAACAAAAAGATAAGGGAAAACAGATCTTACAGATTATTCATAATTTACAGACAACCTCTTTTAAAGATAATATCATGAAAGAATGTAAAGAATTATTTCGAGATGATAAATTTATTAATAAGTTAGATTGTAAACCTTATTTACTTGCTTTTTCAAATGGGATCTATGATTTAAAATTAGGTCAATTGAGAAAAGGTATTCCGGATGATATGATATCTATGAGTACAAATATAGAAAAAATAGATTTTGATGAATCTGATGAAAATTGGTCCTCCTTACATCAATTTTTGAGAACAATCTTTTATGAAAAAGACATGTATGATTATTTTATGACATATCTAGCATCATGTTTACAAGGACATAATGCAGAAGAGAAGTTTAGAATATGGACAGGATGTGGTTCAAATGGAAAATCGAAAATATTAGAACTTTTTGTTTATTGTTTAGATACATATGCAATCAAATTTCCTATCACATTATTAACTGGCAAGAGAGCGGCATCCAATGCTTCTACTCCAGAAATCGCACAATCCAAAGGAAAACGATTTGGATATTTAGAAGAACCTGGAGATGGAGAAAAAATGAATGTTGGATTATTAAAAGAATTCACGGGAGGAGATAAAATTAAGGCAAGAGGACTTTTTAAAGAACCTGTTGAATTTAAACCTCAGTTTAAACTTGCACTTTTGTGCAATGAAATACCATCATTCCCTCCATATGATACTGGAACAACTCGAAGAATGGAAATTATTGAATTTAAAAGTAAATTTTGTGAAAATCCAAAAGAAATCAATGAATTTCCTATAGATAGACATTTATCTGAAAAGATGAAAGAATGGAAAGAGTTATTTATGGCTTATTTATTAGATGTATATTATGTAAAATATAATATAAATGGAATGCTTGTTCCTCAGGAGGTTATTCAATTTACTCAAGATTTCCAGAAACAATGTGATATCTATACTGAATTCTTTTATGATATTGTTGAAGATACTAAAAATATGAATGATACATTATTATTAAGTGATTTATATGATGAATTTAAAATGTGGTATGAAGATGCTTTTTCAAGTACGAAATATCCAAATAAATCAGAATTTAAAAAATATTTAAAAAAGAAGTATACAGACAAACGTATCTCATCTAGTTCAAAAGAAATAAAAGGATTTCGTATGAAGAATAAATATAGTAATACTACGAATAGTATTTTAGAGGATAAAGTTCTTGAAGAATCATTCTTTGGAAATAATCATAATGATAAAATAATTCATGAAATATTAAATAATTCAACGAATGAAGAGGTTATTGATATAGTTATTGAACCCCATGAGGAAACATGTGAGGAAACTATATTCGACAGTAATATGGAGTCTGATGCAAATTCAAAAACATATGGCAATGGATATTAATTCTATTCTTCATTCAAGAATCCTTCATTATTAAGGAATACATTGAATAAACATTCATTAACGGTTCAATAACCATTGAATAAGAAAAATATTATGAATAATAATATTCATAATATTCATAATCTTATAAACGAATAATATAAAGGGGTAAATAAAATATATAAATTATTTTTTCTTTTTAGATTTAATTGAATTCATTTGATGTAATGGTTTTGATTTTATTATAATTTCTTTAATATTTTTGTCTATTGTAGACTCATTATTTAAAATATCTTCATCTTTATTATTATCATCAATCCATCTATTTTTTCGAATGATTTGTTTTTCTATATTTTTATTTATAATCTCCTTTTCTACTTGAACAAGAGGAGTATCGCTGTCCTTTTCTACTTGAACAAGAGGAGTATTATTATTCGTATCCTTTTCTACTTGAACAAGTGGAGTATCCTTATCCTTTTCTACTTGAACAGAAGGAGTATCATTATTCGTATCCTTTTCTACTTGAACAGGAGGAGTATCCTTATCCTCCTTTGATATAGAATTCTGTTTTTTATTTTTATTTTTTCGATTTGGTTTATTATTTTCGATGATTAAATTTCCTTCAACATCCTTACAATACTGATTATTTAAATAAGATGTTATTATATTATATACTTGGATACTTTTATTTATTCTTTTTTGAATAAATTCATGTTGTATTATTTTTTTACCAAGAATATAAGTATCTCCTATAAATGAACAACATATAAAAGCAACAAAAAAAGATTGAGCAAGATGATTTATTATTTTTTCTTGGTATTCATTTGATACTTCTATAATTGTGGAATTCATATTTACTAATAAATAAATATATTTTTATATTTACAGTCATGCGTATTTTTAAGTATAATTTTATTTATTTATTCTTTTTTGAATAAAACCCATTGACCATTATATAATAAAATATTATCATTAATTATTTGAGAACTATTTATTAAAGTATGAATTTTATTTAAATTTTCATAATCCGTTTTATCTTTTATTATATTTGAGAATTTAATTACATCTTCTCTTACTCCATCCCATGTCCAATCATCTCCAAATAATATACTATTATGAACTAAACAGTTCCAACATAAAGATAATTCAATAAATGTTTCATCTTTTTCATGTGCAGAATCTAAATATATATAATTCGGCAAGGAAGTAATTCTATTTTGATTAAATAATCTTTGTAATAATTTTATTCCTACACTCGTTGTAGCATTTATAGGAAATATTTTATCTTCAAAACCACTATATTTACAATTCGCTAGAAATCTTTTATAAATTGTTGGAATTCCATTTTCTAATCTTAAAAATTTCCAACTGTCATTTCTTTCCCAGTCCCACATATTAACATCTCCAGTAAATGGATCAATACATATTATTTCAGTAGATTTATTATTCTTTTGTAATGTTTCTGCCATTCGAATCGCTGAACCACCTAACATACTCCCACATTCAACAATATATATTGGTTCAATGTTTGTAAATAATATTTCTAATAGGTCATATAAAATATTTGTATGTGGATAACCATTATCAATATATTTTTCTTCACACGATTGATATGGAGAAACATTCGAATATAAATTATTTAATAATTCACTAATTATCATTTATATATTATATAAATATTATATATTATATAAATATACCTCATAAAATATACCTCATAAAATATACCTCATAAAATATACTTCATAAAATATACTTCATAAAAGAATTAAAATCCCCTACAATTTGAACCATCCTCATCTAATTTTGGTGTTATCTTATCAGAACAACAACCATACATTCTACAAGGTGATATACACTCATTTTTTTTAGAAGTTCTAAAATATATATTATATATTATAAATAAAAGAATTAAAAATAAAAAAAGTATAAAAAATATTAATCCAATTGTATTCATATAATTATATATATATAAATTATATGAAGAAGAATAATTATATGAAAGAGAACAATGGTTATTTTTTACTCACTATTCTTATACTTTTTATTATTATATTCTTAATTTATTTATATAAAAATAAGTATGTCGAGGTTGAAAATTTTATACCCTACACATATGGACCCTATAATTATATGACAACTGGTGTTGATCCATTAACCTTTTATCAATATCCAATTTATAGAAAACCATATATGTATCCTTACCAATTTTATCAATCATATCCATCGCCTCATATGACTTATTATGAAACCAATATTTAATTCGAAATAAATCTAAATGGACTTAATAAAATCCCATCCTAATATTTCACATATTTTTTTCCATATCATATCCGTTTGATGTAATTTTTCTCTATCTTTTAATAAAGGAAAATAAATTTTATATTCGTCTAATCCTAACAATTCAACAAATTTATGTAAAACATATGAATAATTTAAAAAATTCTTACGAGATTTTGGACACACTTCCATAAAAGGACCCTGAATTTCCTTAAACATAAATCTCAATTTTTCTTCCAAATCTTTACTCATACATGGAGGAGGAACTCCATTGATCTGATATAATATATGAGCAGCATGGTCATAGTATTTATTCATCTTAATCTTTTTTAAATATTGACGAATTTTTCGAGTGTCTAACTTTTCTAAATTAATAATTCTCTCCTTTTTAATTTCTAATAATATATTATCATACACCTCCTGAGGTATCTCCGTTGTCTCCTTTGCCTGAAACTGTGCGAGCCACTCATTATAGTGATTTATTCTTTTATATGTAAAATATGATATTTCATTTGCACTTTCCTTATAATTTGGTTTATCACTTTCAATTAAAATATTCTCTAATAAACCACATTGATGACATATCTGATATCCATCAGATGAATACAATATCATTTCAACATTACAATTTGAACATTTATAAATATTCTCATCAATTTTAATCTTAGTATTTTTTTCAGGTTCAATTTTCTGAATATATTCATCAAATATATTCTTCTTCTTAAACGTAGATTCCTCCTTTACAAAATCACTTATTTTTAATGTTGTATACTTATTCGAATTTTCATTTCCACCTAATTTATCCATACTTGGTTCATCTATTCTTGTTGTTTCTCTATTTGTTTCTCTATTTGTTTCTCTATTTGTTTCTCTATTTGTTTCTCTATCTTGAAAAAATGTAAGAACGCTTTTATAGCCATTCTCCTTTCTCTCATTTTCACTATCATTCTTTTTTATTTCTTGTGAATATTCCATATCCATCTCTTTATTTTCCTTAGAACTTTCCATATTCTCATAATATTGATGTAATAATGTTCCCACATTCAAGTAATAATCATTTAACTTTTTATTGTTCATTATCATTTCTATTTCCTCCTCAATTTCTCTTATTTTATTTTTTAAATCTTCCTTATAACTTAAATACTCTAATTGATTTTTTCGTTCTGGATTCTTTTTTTTATACTCAAGTATAAGATTATTTAATTTATTTTCTAATTCAGGAATTGAATTTTTCTGTTTTTTAAAGTTTAAAATCATCTCATTATGTTTTGCATCTACCGTTATGTTATTCTGATTGGGTAAAACCTTATGAGATGATTTAGTAATTGATTTCAATCGTGAAACCATTTTAAATACATATATATATTATCTCTTTATATTATGACTTGTTATAAAAGTTCTTATCGCTTGTCTATCTATTTTTATATTTTTCATATACTATTTTTATATTTTTCATATACTATTTTTAATTTTTAGATTATTAATTTTTATATTATGTATATAAATTATATAAACCGTTTATGTATATCTATTTTTTTCATAATATATTATATAATAAATTTATTGTAGTAATTCATATATTATTATAATTTTATTGTATGTAAAAATAAATATACAATTTTGATAATTTCAAAATTCAAAAACTAAGGAATATACTGATATAAACCAATATATACCGATATATACCAAAATCCAATAAATCCAATAAAATATATTATTTATTATATATATCCAATTAAATTATATATATTTTTTAAAATATCTATAAAAATAAGAATTTATTGAATAATTAATTAAAGCGGAATTAACTGCGTATTAACAGATTTTTTTTCTAATGTAAGAATATATAATGACTGGAGGTTTAATGCAATTGGTAGCTTATGGTGCACAAGACGTTTATCTTACGGGTAATCCACAGATTACCTTCTTCAAGGTTGTATACAGAAGACATACTAACTTCTCAATGGAAGCTATTGAACAAACATTTAATGGAACCGCTGATTTCGGAAAGAAGGTCACTTGTACTGTATCAAGAAACGGAGATTTGATTCATAGAATCTATCTTCAAGTCACTCTTCCAAGAGTTGAATCCACTGTATCATCTGCTTTCTTTAGATGGGTCAATTTTATTGGACATGTTTTGATTAAGAGTGTTGAAATCCAAATCGGAGGTCAAAGAATTGACAAGCAGTATGGCGACTGGCTAACCATCTGGAATGAGCTAACCATTCCTCCAGGATTGAAGGCGGGTTATGATAACATGGTGGGTAACACTGTTGCACTTACTGGAACTGGACTTCAAAGAACAGAAGCCACTACTCTATATGTTCCTCTTCAATTTTGGTTCTGTAGAAACCCTGGACTTGCTCTTCCTCTAATCGCTCTTCAATACCACGAAGTAAAGATTGAACTTGAGTTCCGTCCTAAGGCCGAATGCTATGTATCCACTGCTGGTTCATTGAACAGTTGTGGTGTATCTGCAAATGGAAACCTTGATTCTTTCTGTGTTCCATCTCTTGAATATGCCACTCTATTCATTGACTATATCTATCTTGATACCGACGAGAGAAGAAGATTCGCCCAAACCAGTCATGAATATTTGATTGAACAACTTCAATTCACTGGTGATGAATCCACTGTCAATACCAATGTTAAAGTTAAGTTGAACTTGAATCACCCAGTAAAGGAACTTATCTGGGTTGTTCAAAGAGACGATGTTGTTAAACTTGGTTACAACCAATGGAACAACTATACCGATGATTTCGATGCCGATTCTGGATACAACAGCTTGAACAGTGCCGGTCTTCCTGATCCATCCCAACTTGTATTCACCAATGTGGAAGATAGTACCAATGTATTCCCATTCGTTGGAACTTCTGCCCTTGACTCTGAATACCTTGCTTACCTACAACAAGCGGGTCTTGCTGTTGGTGCTGGTGGAGTTTCCAATGGAACCACCAATGCTCAAGTCAGAGGAGTAAATCTTCCTGCTGGTCCAGGTCCAAATGCCAATAACTTGGCCCCCACTGATTTCGGTGCGATTACCACTGCAGGTGATTACTCCGACCATGCTGGTTTCGGACCTATCAACGCTGGAAGAAATCCTATTGTTCGTGCTAAGCTTCAACTTAACGGACATGATAGATTCCAAGAAAGACTTGGTTCATACTTTAACTTGGTTCAACCTTACCAACACCATACCAATATTCCTCCAACTGGTATCAACGTTTACTCCTTTGCATTGAAACCAGAGGAGCATCAACCATCTGGAACATGTAACATGTCCCGTATTGATAATGCCACTCTTCAACTACAACTTACCCCTAAGGCTGCTCTTGGTTCCAGAATCAGAGTTTACGCAACAAATTATAATGTCCTTCGTGTGATGAGCGGGATGGGCGGTCTTGCATACTCAAATTAAATATTTTTACAGTACTTTATTTGTTCATTTTTTCAAAAATGTTTTACATTTATTGTTCATTGTAAAAAAAATATAATATGAATCGTTCATAGACCCTAATATTTTTTTTAATAAATTCAATTATAATTTATTAAAAAATAATAAAATTATCCTTATATATGTATATTCATAAAATGTTCATTCTATTTTTACATCCTCTCTATTTAGGTATAGCATTATGTTTTCATAAAAATATTCAAGTCAATACCCATATTCCATACCTAGACAAGAAAACATCTCTACGTGAATCTATTTCATATGAGGTTCCTCAGTCCAAACCATTCTTAAATAATATTTCATTGCCTTATTTATCACCCCACGATAAAATAACTCTTAGAGAAGGAAAACGAATACAGAGACAAGAGAAGATAGAGGAACAAAAACAGGAACAAAAACAGGAACAAAATGAGTGTAGAGGTTCTGGTTTTGTTGTTGTAGATATTCATTCTCCTCCGGATATGGTATTTAATATCTTAACCCGCTTTGACATGTATAAAGATATGATTCCGATTATTAAATCTTCTAGAATGATAAGTCATCATAATAATGCCATACTAACAGAATTTGTATTGAATAAATTTCGATTACATATCAATATAGAACATACCATTCTAGAAAATCAAAGGATAATTCTGTTTGACCTAGATCCAAATAGACAGAATCCTGTATTTAAAGAAGCAAAAGGATTCTGGCATGTAGAAGTTCCAGAAGACTGCTTAGAAGACCGCCCAGAAGGGTATTGTCGGGTTTATTTAAGCGTACAAATTCAGACACATAAAATGGTTCCACCATTAATATTAGATTATATTTCATCCAATGCTTTGTCTAAAGCAACGGATTGGTTGAAACCTTTTTGTGATAAAAATATAGAGTTTCCATTTTCAAAAGAATAAATATATATAAAGAATTAAATATTAATAATATAGAAAGTTATGGAAAATACAATTTGTAATTTGATTTGTATCCAAGTTCAAAAGAGAGATTTTATATTTACATTAAATACAACTTTTTTAGAAGTTCGTAAGAAGATTGCACAAGATATATATGGTATTGAGAATGGATATGTAGAATTATATAATCAATCACCACGAATTTATAAAGATTATGGTAAATTCTTTTTTGATAATGGTGTTATCCCTTATACATTTGATTATTATCCGTTATCCGATATTACAATTGGAGGAAGAACATTTATTTTTAATGCAACATTAGAAGAACCAAAAAGAGATATTTATTTGGATTCAAAAATATATCCAGAATTGAATCTAAATCAAGAACAAAATGCACCAAATGTTTCAAATAAATTATATCATGACAAGTTTAAAAATCCATATTCTTATAAAAAACAAAAAACAGAAGACAGTAAATCATTTGTTTATAATGAGGATGATTTCCCATCTTTATAATTTTTAATCCATTCTATTATTATATTGTTTCAATTATGCTTTATCAAAATTATTATTTAGATAAAGATTATCAAAACCTTATAGCCATATATTTTTACTTATTTGAATTGAATAATATATTCTTTTAATTCTCGAAAATTTTTAGAGGAAGGAGTATAATTATTTATATCTTTTTCAAATGTTAATGCATCAAAATACATTTTAGATACTATTTTTAGACATTCTTCTTTATTAAATGTACAATGATTCTTGACAGCATACTTAAATGATTCGAAATCTCCAGTTTCACATGCATGTAAACATACTTTGTCATTTAATACATATCCATTCTCATGAAAAAATTTTAGAAATGTATATCCACCATAATCCATTCCAAAGTATACATATTTTTCAAGAATGGGAAACCCCTGTTTTAATAAAAAACGTAAACATGGTATTTGATTTCGAAATATACTCGTATAAAAACATTCATCTATTTTATATGGACATTTATTTTCAAATGCGTATATTAAACAATCCAATCTTCCATGAAATATAGAAGTATAATATACCATATTCGACCATGGAAAGTTATGTTCATGTGCATACTTTAATAAATGTAAATATCCTTCACCTGCTGCATTCGTACAAATATGTGAATTATCATCTGAGTAAATAATCATATTGATTTCTTTTCCAAAGGGGTTATTACTTAATAAACTATATTTACTTCTTAATTCAAGTTTATTACTGAAAATATATTCATATATCGTATCTGGTATAGTATTAAATATCCAATAATCGATAACTTTTAATAATTTGATAAAATCATCATATGAATGTATATCCATATTATCTATATAATATTCATCATCAATCTCTATAAATGGTTCATCTGTTTCTGTTTCTGTTTCTGTTTCTGTTTCTGTTTCCGTATCCGTATCCGTATCCTTATTTTCATTTAATTCTTTATATAAATTACTTTCTCTATAGAATTCATTTAATTTTTGAATAAATATTTTCATTTTATTAGAATTAGTGGGAGTTATTCATACACTATATTATAAATGAAAACGATTATAATATAATTAATTCATTTTTTTAAGCTTATAAAAAGTAAAAATATTTATTCACCACTATCAGAATCATCGAATTCATTATCTAGCTCACCCGGATTATCCTTGTCATCCCCCGAGTCTTCTTTATTATCCGGCGGTTTTTCATCCGGGATAACTTCATATTTCTTTAATTTTTTCTTCAATTCATCAATCTGTTCTTGATACTTCATATGTAATTTATCCGTATCAATAATCATAATATTCCCATCTTTTGTTTTCTTTATTGTTTTATTACCCATACAAATATCATATAATAAGAAAGATATCTTCGATACATATTTAGTAATTAATTTAAAAGACTCACTAATAAAATGGATCTCCTCTATAGTATTCATTGAAATTTTATCAAATGCCTTTTTAAATCCATTTTCTTTTTCAGTATCCATAATCTTAAAAAAGGAACCTAATTTATGAGTGACAGTACATATACCAACAATTGAAAATGCAGTAGTAAATGAATTTATAATCAAACGAAATATACCAAACATTATATATAATAATATATTATTTTTTATGCCTTAAAAAAACTAACCGTTCCTTTTGAAACAAAATAATAATATGTCAATACAAAAACAAAACATATAAAAACCAAGAAAAGTATAACATAAATATAAGATAATAATTTATTATGAACATCTGTTTCATAATCATTCATCTGAATCGACTGTCCCATAGTCACAATTTTTGAATCAAAATTTTTATTTAAATTTGATAATATTGTATTCATATCTTCATCTGTTCCTTCACTCCATATATTCATGATATTATCTTTTATTATTTCATTATTTTCAAGAGTTTCTTGAAATATTGAACTCATTATATTATTTGAATAATTTTCCACTTCAAGAACGCATGTCGTTACATTCTCATGTTGAATCCAATTCAATGGATTTGTAATATCTACAGAAGAGGGAATGAATTTATCTTTATGAATAAAATATAATCGACTTGAAAATCGTTTTATAGAATAGGTATTATGATACCATACAAAGAAATTCTCATTCTTCTCATTTGCAATACGTAATGCATCTTCAATTGAATATACCATACCATAATACTCAATTCCATGTATTTCTTTTGTATCTTTTAAAAATGGATATACGGCATCTTTGTTTGTATATCTTTTCCAACTGCTTTTTTTATTTTCTATTTCTCCATTTTTTATAAGTTCAGATGCTTCTTCATAAGTAATATTTTGATTATGAAGTTCCATCTCTTTTATCTTTTTTTGTATTTTTAAATTCATTATCTCCTCTTCATAACTTTCTAATTCCTCTTTCTTTTCATATTCTTTTTGTTCTTGATATACATCAATATTATTTACTATTCTAGGAATTTTATATAATGGATGATTACAATCATAGGATGGTTTATTCATATCTTTCTCTTTCTCTAATTCTGATACGCTCTTATTTGGAATATAGAGAGAGATACATTTTGAATCATTCGATTCAATCGGACATTTTAATTGGATAATAATCTGACTCTTATTTTTTAAGAACTCTTTTATGGTTTGTACAATTCCTTCATTATAACAAGAGTATAGAATCTCAATATATAAATCATCTAATTTATCAGGATTATTCATTTCAATGAATGAAAAAAAAGAAGATTTCGCAGTTAATTTACAAATCTCTTTTTTTTCATCACATTCTATCTCAAAATAATCAGAGTATGGAATATTCATTATCGTTTTTTGATTGGATTTGATTCGAATTTGAATCTGACTTAAATCAACGGATATATTCTTTTTTGGTTTATAAATCATATGATTATAATGAATATTTGAAGGGGTTGTCTGCTTTCTAGAAAAATCAATACAATTTTTAATATTTGAATGGTCCTCTATAGAATTCGATTCAATATAATCATACGGTATTTTTGATTTTTCATAACATCCAAGATATATATCGGATGGATTATTACTTATACATGTATGAACTTTGTATTCTTCATGAAATGAACAATATTCATCCGATTTACAATCATTATCATTTTTACATAGATTCATATTCTATTGTATAATAAGATTATTTATATAAGAAGAAATTCAATCATAAATTCAATCCTAAATTCAATCCTAAATTCAATTGTTATGAATATTCTAAATATCCCCAGTATCATTATAAATTCGAGGTGTATGTTTTTGTATTTCTATATACTCCAGTCGTCGTATTTTTGGATGGATTTGACATATACGTTAAAGAACTATTGGGTGAGTAGTCTGTCCAAATAATAGAATCTTGATAGGGTGTATCATTTTTCGAAACACTTGGAACAATCATTTGTGAAGGTGCACTGTTATCATTATAGAAAAATCCATTTTTCATATTCATTTTATTTTTATTATTACTATATGTATTATAATCATAATTTTCTTCTTCTTTTATATCACAACTACAATTCTTATCAATCCATTTCTTTTCATCTCCTTTAAATATTGATTTTAGATTGGTATCTACCTTATGCCCCCAATTCATTAATCGGTCTTGAATCATTTCCCTTCTTCTTCTTCCAAATAAATCAAGAGAATCTCTTAAATAAAATACATTATATAAATACATTAAATATAAACCAACAATTAAAGTTAAAACAAATATGCATAAATACAATCTTCCTACATTTATGATTTTCCAAACATATACTATAATTATAATCATAAGAATAAATGCATATACAATAAGTGTATATAATGCAATTACATTCATATCATTTATTCTTTGATATTCTTCTAATTGTGTTTGGACACGTTCTTTATTTATGATTGTATTTTCAATATTTTCTAGACTGGATAATTCATTTTGAAGTTCCTCATTTTCAAGTTGTAGTAATTCTTGTTGTTTTAATAAAATCTCTTGATTTATATTTCCTTGTTTCGATACTTGATTAATATAGGTTGTATATTGATTCATTTTATTATTAATTGCTTTTTTCAAGTCATGAATGGAATTTAATGTTTGAGTGGGATCACTATTATCCATATTCATTAAATAATCCATATCATATACAATGCTTCCTCTATTATTCTGTAATACTTTTGAATTTGAATTGTATTTATATTGTTGTTCTTGTGTTATTTTATCTGGGAAAGGAGGACTATCATCTTCTTGATTCATATATATAATTATAAACAGAATATTTTTCTATCAAATAATATATATGTCTATATTTTTTTCTTATTCAATGGATACTGAAACAAAAATAACTAAAAATAATTATATTGACCAACTTTTAAACTATCCCAAAAATTATATTCTTCAATTTGATTTAAAAGTAATGAGTTTTGATAACGTAAATATAAGAAATATTCTTCATATAACCTCAAATAAAACAGATATGGACAGAACAAATAATGCAAACCCAAGAAATCCCGCTATTTTTTTGAAGAATAATCAATTCTATATTTCCATTTATGCAGGGAATAATAGTACATATGAAAATGTAATACTCGATAATTTTCCAAATAATGGTTTGGAATTAAATGTATCATACTCAATTTCATTCATTGTTAGTAATAATAATGTAAAATTAATCATAACAAATAAAAATACAAAAGTATCCAATACGAAGATCATTACGAATAATCTATTAAGTACAAATACCGATATGAATACATATCTTTATATTGCAAGTCCATGGTATGAACCATGTGATGCATTTATTTCAAATGTTAAATTTATGTTTGTAAATACATATACAAATGTCAATGTTCCTGTAGATAACTTAGATACAGTTACAAATAAATTATTACTAAAATATGATGATAAATTTAATCAATTATATGATTCAAAACTAAATATAGATGAATCAATTATAAATAAAGAAGAAATATTAATCCAATTAAACAATGAAATCGAAATCAAAGAGAATCAAATTAAAACTTTAAATATAATTGCAATGACGGTATTTTTAATTTGTATTATTTTTATCTTATATGTAAATAAACAGATTGATTTTGTAAAAAGTCTAGGATTAAGTATATTTATTGTTGTTGTCGCTTTTATTATATTATATATGACAATATTAAATAAAGTACAAAAAAAAATAATGAAAACCGCAGAACAAATTGGGAAAGGAATGAAAAATTATATTCAAGAACAAATTCCAGATTGGAAATGTCCATCAAAATGTTCATTAAACATTCAAGAAGAAGAATCAAAAACTCCTCCACCAGATATTATTCGTGTACAAGGAGGGGTCTCCGCAACACTTCGAACAAATCCTCAATCCAATGTATGGAAATATGGGGATACTCCTGTTGATCTTTATACTAGTGAAGAAGGTCCTCCCTATCCAGATATGGACATTCCAAACTATGCAAATCCGAATAATTCTCCTCAACCCTCCTTCCGTGGATTAAAGGATAATTATTTGACATATTATCAATGCTCATGGATGGGTGGCGATAATGTAAATGATACATTACCATCCGGGAAAAATAGGGAGAATACATTTTCTTCCATTCCATGTTCATATCGTCCAAATTATAAAGAACTAGGGAAATACATTTGTAATAAAAATCCAAATAATGATTTTAGTAGTGATGGAACCATTCCTAAATATTGTATCAATGTAAGTCATTATTAATTATAAAAAGTTTAGAAGTAATAAATGAATATTTTATATGATAAAAATAAATAATAGAAATAAACAATATAAATAAATAATAGAAATAAATAATGTAATTATAAATATTGAGAAACTCTAAGTAAAGAAAACATATCTTTTATTTTCTAAATGATAATAATATTTTTCATATCCATATATTGCAGTATTAATATATAATATATCATTTTCAATATGAAAAGTTGAAAATAAATTTAAATCTGTTAATTTAAATATAGTTTTTTTTTCAAAATCTAAATAGTATTTTTCAATACCATTTTGATTTTCAATTTCAATAATATTCGAATGATTATTTAATAAATTTTCAAAATCTTCAAGTATGTTCGTAAATAATTCTTTTTTACAGACTAACACATTATCATCATACAATTCCTTATAAAAAATAACTGGAATTGAATACTTATAGGAAATTTGATTTGTTTTTCTATAATCTACATTTTCATCTAATAACGCTTGAGTATATATCAGATATTTATTATTATTTTTGAAATTTGATAATATAGAGGTTAGTTCTTGTACTTCATAATCCCAATTCCAATTTTCATAATTTTCAATTCTTAAAAAACATATGATATCATCTTTTTTATTTATATAATGAAGAAGTCTTAAAAATCTTTTTTCTAGTTTTTCCTTAACTTCTATTTTTTTTTCTTCTTTAATATTTTCAGTTGAACATGGATATTCCGTTGTTGAATCTATTAAATCATTTTTATAAAAATAATGAACAATATACATATCATTTTTATCAGAAACAACAAGTTGTTCATCCTTATGTTCATATAAAATATTCTTATATTCTATTTGATATTCATTGGTTTCATATAATTCCTTAAAAACACGACTGATACTTGATAAATGAGGTGTAGAGTGAAAATCAAATGGAAGAGATTCTAGAATATCTCTATTGGTATCTCTGATAATTATTTTTGGATGACAAAAACTTCCAATTGGAACATATAATATTCTCATTATAATATAGATAACATAATTTAATATTTAATTGATCTAAATTATATTTTTATATAAATAAATATATATGAATGAAAAAAACTCAATGAATAAGACGACCTCTATGAATGAAACAATGTCAAAAATAAATTCATTTATTAATAAACCAAATCATATTCAACCATTAGAATGGATTCGACCAAATAAAAAAGAGTTTGTTCAATGGTTTAATGAGACATTTTTAAAATATAGAGCGAGTGGTAAAGTATCCATGGTAAATTCGAAAACATTTAAACCATTTTTATATCAAAAAATGTTAAAGGAATATTTACAAAATAATAGTCCATATCGTGGTATATTATTGTATCATGGTCTAGGGAGTGGTAAATGTCATGGAATAAACACAAAAATACTTATGTATAATGGAACGATAAAAATGGTTCAAGATATTCAAGTTGGAGAGTATTTAATGGGGGATGATTCAACACCAAGATATGTGTATTCACTTGCAAGAGGTAAAGATATAATGTATAAAGTTAGATATAATTCAGGATATTATACAGTTAATAAAGAACATATTTTAGTTTTACAAAATAGAAGTGGAAACATTATCGAAATTGAAGTTCAAGATTTTTTAAAATTAAGTCCATTTGAACAATCTGAATGGAAAGGGTTCCGAAAAATGGTATATTATCCATATCAATATATTGGTCATCATTCTCCATTTGATGCAGGATTCAAACATGATTTTGATAATTTATTTTTATATAACTCGGTAAAAATTCGTCTTGAATTCTTATCTGGATTAATTTATTCCAATTATAAAAAATATAATTATATTCATGTTGGTATCGCATATATTGTAACCATAAAAAATAAGAAAAATTATCAATTGTTTATTGATTTATGTAATTCATTGGGTATATCTTTACATATAGAACAGATTATTGAATTACAATTAAATGAAAATACTATCGAATATATTATTCCAATTTATGGTGAATTATTGAATTGGATTGATAATACAGAAATATATACTCGAAATACCCATTCTAGAAATAAATTTTTGAATTCAATTTCGAATTCAATTTCGAATTCAATTTCGAATTCAATTTCGAATTCAAGTTCAAGTTTAGATTTCATACATTCAACCAAAATGGATGTAACTTATGAGAATGAATATGATTCGGAGAATGATAAAATGGATATTGTAAATAAAATGGATATTGTAGATGAAATGGATATTGTAGATGAAAAAATGAAATATATATGCAATGATATATTATATGATATTACCATTGAATTCATAGAGGAGAAAGAATATTATGGTTTTGTTTTAGATGGGAATCATCGTTATTTATTAGGAGATGGAACGGTTACACATAATACGTGTACATCGATTATGATATCTGAAAATTTAAAAACAGATAAAAATGTTGTGGTTATGATTCCAGCATCATTACGAAACAACTTCATTTATGATGGACTCTTATTCTGCGGTGATCCAAAATATAAAGAAAATCCAAAACAAATATTAGATAAATATACATTTGTTTCATATAATGCGAATAATACATTAAAACAATTAGAAAAACTGGGTAGTTTAGATAATAAAGTTATTATTATTGAGGAGGTTCATAATTTAATATCTAAAATTATAAGTTCCATTCAAGGTTCTGGGAAACAGGGATATCAAATATATGAAATGTTAATGAATGCAAGAGATTGTAAAATTATTGCATTAAGTGGAACCCCATTTGTAAATGATCCATTTGAAGCGGCAATATTATTTAATATTTTAAGAGGATATATGGAAATTACAAATTTTAGTATCATTCGTGTAGATGAATCGATTTACGGACAAAGATGGGATTTATCATATATTGAAACTTTCTTTTTAGAACATCCCTATATTGATTATTACGAAATTCATAAGGGAAATAAAACCATTGAGATTCATATCAAAGTTATGAGTTATAAAGAGGAATATAGAATGACCGTTCAACAGATTTTAAATGAATGTAATAATAATGGTATTAAGTTACGTTATTTTAATTTAGTAAAATATCCATTATTTCCTTTAGATAGAGAAGGGGAACTGTTTCAGAATTATTTTATTAAAAAGGATACAAGAGGGGATATTCTTAAAAATGAGGATATATTTAAACGTCGTATATTGGGATTGGTCTCTTATTATCAATCCAAGCATGAAAATTATCCAGAGGTCACTTATAATAATGTATATCGTGTAGAGATGAGTCATTATCAGTTTCAAATATATGAAATATTACGAAAGAAAGAGAGATTGTCTGAACGTGGAGGTTCATCATCAAAATCAAAAAAGGTAAAGAGTACATTCCGTGTTTTTTCTAGAGAAGCATCTAATTTTGTATTCCCTCCAGAAGTTCATCGTCCATATCCAGACCCTACTTTTGTGGTTGATTTGAAATCAAAAGAGAATAAACTCGTTCCATTTTCAAATATGATGAATCAAGAAGAAAGAATAAATATGAATGGAGAAATACAAGAGGAATATGAAAATAGAATTAAATCCGCATTATCTCAATTAATTGAACTCAGGGATAAATATTTTACAACTGAAGGGTTAAATGAATTATCCCCAAAATTCAATTATTTATTACATAATATTAAGAATGCAAATGGATTAATTTTAATATATTCACATTTTCGTAATTTAGAGGGATTACAAATATTATCACATATATTCGATTATCACGGATATGAAAAATTCAATTCATTGAATTCAAAAAATACGAAAAACACTAAAAATACGAAACATAAATATGCCATTTATTCTGGAAGGGAAGATGATATAGAGAAAAGAAATATTATTAAAACCATGACATCCTCTGAAAATAAACATGGAAAATACATTAAAATATTAATGATCTCTTCTGCAGGTGCAGAAGGTCTTGATTTAAAAAATATACGACAAATTCATATTCTAGAACCATATTGGAATCAAATTAAAATTCAACAAATTATTGGAAGAGGAGTTCGTAGAAATTCACATATTGATTTACCTTTAAATGAAAGAAAAGTAGAAATTTTTCGTTATTTTTCTGTTTTTTCACCAGAAGATACATTACTTACGAAAGATAAATTAAGTACAGATGAATATATTGAAAATATTTCAATGAAGAAACATATTATTATTCAACAGTTAACAGATATTTTAAAAGAATGTGCATTTGATTGTTTATTGAATCGTCCAGATATTCAAGAAGATTATCCATGTTATACATTTGGTAGAGATGCAAAGGGGATGTCTTATTATCCTCAAATTAGTATGGATATTATTGGTAGTAGTAGTTCAAAAGAAACGAAAAAAGTGAGCAGAAAATTAGAAAAAGCAATATATGTATCTAAAAATGTATATCTTATTTCTCAGAAAGATAAATATTATTTATATAGTTCAAAAGATAATTCGAAAAGAAACTATATTACAAAAGATGAATTACTCGGTGATAAAAATGAAAAGATAGTATTGTTATATGTGGATACATCTACAGATGAAGTGTTTGATAGAAAATCTGTTGAAAGTGGGGGAAATCCAATCCGATTGGGATTTATTCATAAAAGTGGTAAGATTGTAAAAAAGAGATAAAAATTATATTATATAAAAGTATGGATGAATATAAATTATATTATAATAATCATAATGGACATGCGGTATTAAAAAGAGAAAGGAGGTCATCTTCTGCAATTCCCTCACATCTACCCTCAAGTGGAATCACTTCTTCAACATGGATTGAAAATGAAGTGGATACGTATGTAAATACATATTTAGATAAAAAATGGAATGAAAAAGAAGTCAAAAATATTGTTTTAACAAAAGAGGCATTGCCTTCTTCGAATTCAATTCATAATTCCTCCCTTGAAACATCGGAACTATTAAATTCATTAAATTCTTTATTAAAAGAGGAAAATCAAAATATTCAGCGTGAAGAAGAATCTATATTATTGGATGAAAAGAAAAGTATTGATAACTGTAAATTAAAATTGAATCAGATATATGAAGAAACAAAAAAGAAAAATAATTCATATTCTTCGATTCAAAATTCTAAAAATAATTTGCTTCATTCTCCTTCGAATCCAGCATCGAATGAATTGAATAATAATAATTTAAATAATTATGTTGAGGTCGATATCAAAGATATTATTCAGAATGTAGTACAAGATTATAAGAGTATAATACCATTACATAATCCATTACATAATGCAACCTTTGGTATTCATAAAACAATATTTACTGAAAAGAATGGTATATTTGACTCGAATCGGAATTCTTTTCGTATAGAATCCCAATCTCCATCCCTGTACTCCTCTTTTTATTTATATCCATCACAAACATCATTTATTAATAAAATGGATGTGAATATTATAGAGGAAAAGAAAGTAGATACATTTGTAAATCAATGGAATCCCTATGATATTCAAGTATTTCCTTTAGAATATATACCCACTGGTATATTTATTCCATTAGTAAAAGAATCGGGTATTATTAAACATATTAAAATAGAGTCAATTCATTGGAATATATTTCAATTAGAAAATACCTCTTCATCTGCAATTATTGGGATTGTTGCGAATCAGAATCATTTTGTTCATAAACCGGTTTCTTTGGAATTACATTTTGAATTGCATTCTCAGAAAAAAGAGGTGATAGAGGAATTATATCCATATGAAAAAGAAGATTCGAAAGGTCATAATGCAAGTCAGACATGTATATTTCCTGTTCAGACCGTTCGTATTTCAACCATGGAAGGGGTATCTTTTGAAAAGATAATATGGAATATACCTGAAGCGGTTTTTAATAATCTATTATTAATGGTTCGTGTTTCTGTTCCATCGGATTCTATCTCTATATTAAAAGGATATGATGCCTATCAACAGATTTTAATGGGTTATATACCATTTCATCAAATGAACTGTTTTATTGAATATTCCACATATTGAATTCGAGTTTGAATATTCATTATTTATAATAAAAAATGAAAATATATTAAGTTAAATAGATAATTTATATATTATATAAATAACATATAAATAGATACGGATATTCATATTCAAAAATGAATTTAAATATGGATGAGATAGAACTTTTTATTGAAGATTGTATTCGTAGTGAAACAACGGAAGTATATCGAACTGAGAATTCAAATATGTATTCTTTTTTGGGTATTGAACTGGAAGGACCTTTACCAAATATAAAAGATTTACCCATCAAAACAAATATTATGTTAAAAGATTTTAAAATTGAAAATAAATATAACATATTAAAAGAGATTCTAAATGAAAATGATATAAGTCATTATGAAATCATTGTATTTGATGAAATACATCCATATATAACATATAAATCCAATCATTCATTATTCAATAATATAATATATCATGTTATGATTTATGTAAGAATGGAAATCTTGTATTATATAATAAAAGAGGAATTATTACCTGATGTATAGTATATTTGATTTAAATAAAAGATAAATTCAATATTTTATAAGTTTTTTATTTTTTTATAATTTGTGTAGGACGATTGTAATTGTATGGAATAATTTGTCTTGGACAATGATATTGTATAATTTGTTTTGATATATTTAAGTCTTTATTATTTATTTCATCACTCTTTATTTTTGCATATTGTCCACAAGGTCCACAATGGTCTTCATTGGATAAATCTATTTTACTATTTATTATTTTATTACAATAATCGATATTCCATCGACCCAATGGTTTTATATTTGATGATATATTTTTGGATATATATTTTTGTAGGGTCTTTATTATATGATTCATAATATAAATAATAATGTTTATTTATTATACGAATAAAACGCTTTTTATAATTATTTTATATTTTTCTTATTTAATTCATGTTAGTTTATAATTATATATAAAGATTATAAAATACTATAGAATTATGTATAAATATATAATATAAAAATATGTATAAATATATAATATAATAATATGTATAAATATATAATATAAAAATATGTATAAAATATAATATAAAAATATATCTATATTATATGTCATACCAGTTAAGATATCAAAACACAAGTACTGGTTCGAAAGCGGTATTAGTTAAATGTAATTCTGATAATCATCCAAATAATCAAACATGTTGTAATTGTCAAACATGGGATTATGTAATGACTGAGAATATAACACCTTTATATGATAATGTTTTTTCTATTGGCTCATTAGAAAATCGTTTACGTGATATATATATTGGTGAAGGAACTTTATATATTGGAGATATTGCTACATTAAGAACAGATCCTAAAGGAATTGTATATACAACAAATAACTTTGCAAGTCCTATACTTAATTTAGGACCACAAATTAATCCAGAAACACAAACATTATCAGGGGGGATTAATATGGAAATTGATTATTCAGATATAGATAATCCATTACCATATTGGACAGATCCGAATGATTCCTCACAAACAAAACATTATTTCCTAGCAACAGGAGTATCCGGATATGATGGACAAACAGGACCTACTGGTGCTATTGGACCAACCGGACCATCTACAGGTATTCAAGGAGCAACGGGGGCAACGGGTTCTACAGGTATACAAGGAGCAGTTGGTGCTACAGGTATACAAGGACCAATGGGTGCTACTGGTCTAACAGGTGCTACGGGTGCTACGGGTGCTACGGGTGCTACTGGTCTAACAGGTGCTACAGGTGCTACTGGTCTAACAGGTGCTACAGGAGCAACGGGAGTAACAGGAGCAACTGGAACAACAGGTGTTACAGGAGCAACAGGTGCTACTGGTCTAACAGGTGTTACGGGAGCAACTGGAGCAACTGGAGCAACTGGAGCAACAGGTGTTACAGGAGCCACTGGAGCAACAGGTGTTACAGGAGCCACTGGAGCAACAGGAGCAACTGGAACAACGGGAGCAACAGGTGTTACGGGAGCAACAGGTGTTACGGGAGCAACTGGAGCAACAGGTGTTACGGGAGCAACGGGAGCAACAGGTGTTACGGGAGCAACGGGAGCAACAGGTGTTACGGGAGCAACTGGTGTTACAGGAGCAACGGGAGCAACTGGTGTTACAGGAGCAACGGGAGCAACTGGTGTTACAGGAGCAACGGGAGCAACTGGAACAACGGGAGCAACTGGAACAAC